CAACTTTGACTGGGATGGGTGGGAAACCCATGACAGTGAGACTCGTGACTGGGAAGTTGATAGCATAGAGTATGATGAGTTCATGACTAACCGTATGAAGGAGAAGAATGGTGAAGAAGTTTGAAGTATACATTAACGTAGAGGATGTGTACTCGTTCCGGGTGGAAGCTGAGAACGAGGAAGCGGTAGACGAAGTATTGCAAGAAATGTTTAATGAATATGGTACAGATTTCTATTCCTTCTTGGCAGATCGACGAGCTGATAAGGGCAGGCATGATGTCCTGTCTGATTATCAGATTGATATTATTGAGATGATTCCTGCTGCGGAAGCAGACAAGATCATCATGGAAAATAAACTTACCGAACGAATGATGCATGAAGATATGGATGATTAACTATGTCAGCAGGCAAAGGTGATAGGTATCGTGAAGTTGATTGGAATAAGTACAGTGAAAACTGGGATGCAATTTTTAAACCAAAGGAAAAAAAGATGACGCAAACCACACATGAAGTTGAAGGTGAGCTTGGTTCTCTTTACTACCACGCAACAGTTTCTGTTAGCTGGCATCAAGAAGACCAAGGTATTGGTTGCTATGCCTATGGAGATGGGCATTACAATGATGTTGATATGCAATGGGAACTTGATGATTTCTTTGTCGAAGAAGTTTCTATCTTCGGTGAAGATGGTGAACCTATTGTAGAAAACTTAATCAACAAAGATAATATTACTGAGTCTGAGAAAGCGTTGATTGAATCTGTTCATGATGAGATTGATTCAGAATCTTTTGAGCCTGATGATCTTGATGGATACGATGGCTATGATGATTGAGGCCAGTAGCTCAGCGGTCAGAGCAGGCGGCTCATAATCGCTTAGTCCCCGGTTCGAATCCGGGTTGGCCTACTATAAGAGTATGCGAACTGCTGCGACGGCGAAAGCCCTAGTGCTGGGGGACATGCTCTTATACTCCGGTAGCTCAGGGGACAGAGCAACGGCCTTCTAAGCCGTGGGTCGTAGGTTCGAATCCTACTCGGAGTGCTTTGCCCTTGTGGCGGAACTGGCAGACGCGACAGACTTAAAATCTGTTTCCCGTTAGGGAGTATGGGTTCGAGTCCCATCGAGGGTATTAAAGGAGAACATATGGTTACGATTATATCTTATACTGTGATAATTCTTATACTTGTTTTTATAGTTGTGAATACACTGGAGAATAATATGGAAAAGAAAAAGTGGGGCATCAAGGTTAACGGAGATACTTGGATGTCTGATGGACATTGGATGGATGAGAATGGTGATTGGCATGATCACCCTGCTGTTTATGATACAGCTACTGAAGCTAAGAAAGATGCTGCTGAGTTTGGCAAAGGCAGTAATCATACATATGTAGCTGAGGTTTATAAGGAGAACAACGATGGGTAAATGGGATAACCTTCGTCACGAAACACTTAAGCCTTGGGATGCTACTCCCGGTAAAATGGTACGAGGCAAGCACCCTAAGGTTATAGAAGAACAGAAGAAAAGAAAAGAACAATTCGAAAAAAATTGGGAAAAAATTTTTGGCACTAAACCATTAAACAATTCTGAGGATTCAGAGGAGAAAGAAAAAGATGATTAATATTGAGCGTGTATATAAAACGACTCTTTATATTGGATTAATTTTCATGGTAGTTATGGTTGCGTTTGATATGCAAACTAAATATGAACTGCCATGGTATAGTTACTTGTTACCATTAGGTATACCTACAGTTTTGTTTTTAACTACAATTATTTTGGCACTGTATGTGTCACACCTAATGACTAAGGAAGATACATTATGATCCCCGCAAAGATCAACAACGAAAGAGTAGAGAAGAGATCTCAATGCCCTCGCTGCGCCGAGGAAGGACGAGATACTTCTCAAGATAATTTGGCAACTTATACTGACGGACATAGCTACTGCTTTTCTTGTGGCTACTATGAGAAAGGTAAATACGATAACATGAAGAAAGTTACAGACACTACTGTTCAAAAGACATTCAAAGCTTACAACGGACAAGCAGAGGCGCTACCTCACCGTAGGATTATGGAGCACACATGTCGTAAGTTTAGGTATCAAACCCTTGAACAAGCAGGCAAGAACTTAGAGATAGAAAACTATTATAATTTTGATGGTACTCTTAAAGCTCAGAAGATTAGAGATACTGACAACAAGAACTTCCATTGGATAGGCGACACAAACAACCTGCCCTTGTATGGTCAGCACCTTTACGAAGGTGGAGGCAAGAGGATTACTATCACCGAAGGTGCTATTGATTGTCTTACTATGAGTCAGTTGTTTGATAACAAGTACCCTGTTGTTTCTATTCCTAGTGGCGTTCAGTCTGCTGCTAAATCTATCAAAGAAAACTATGAGTTTGTTTCTTCCTTTGAAACAATTGTTCTGTGCTTTGATATGGATGACCCCGGTCAAACAGCAGCTCGTGAAGTAGCAGAAATTCTACCTCCGGGTAAGGTAAGAGTGATGTCATTGCCTCGTAAAGATCCTAATGAAATGCTGCTTAAGGGTGAGGGTAAGGATATCATTGCTGCTTACTGGAATGCTAAGACACACAGCCCTGATTCTATTCTGCATGTAAGCGAAGTGCTTGCACAAGAAAGAGAAATGGGTGAGGTCTTTGAGTACCCTTGGGATAAGATGACTGAGTTTATGATCGGACAGGACACCGGAAGGCTGAACCTGTGGACATCAGCAACAGGTCATGGTAAGTCAAGCATCATTAGAGAAATTATGTGGCATCATCTTAGTAATAATAACTCAGTAGGTTGTGTGTTCCTTGAGGAATCACCAGAATCTACAGTTGATGATTTGATTTCACTTAAACTTGGTAAGCCTGTGCGTAAGATCATGGGTCAACGTCAGCTTAATGAACTTAGGAATAAGTTTGACAAGCCTCTTGTTGATACTGGTGTTATGGATACACTTACTGATGAAGAGTACAATGAAGCACGTTCAGGTATTACTGAACTTCCCTTGTACATCTATGACCATATCGGCAATACTAATATTGGTAATGTAATGTCACGACTAGAGTACATGGCTGTCGGCCTTGGCTGTCGTGTAATTATTGTTGACCATATCACATTGCTTGGTAACATTCTTCTTACTAGTGACAACTGGGGTTCAGAAAGATTGATCCTCGATGATACTATGAAGCAGCTCAGATCTCTTGTAGAAAGAACTGGCGTTGTTATTCATGTCATCTCTCACATCAAGAAGACGGATAAGAATGTTGATGAGGGTGAGCGTATTAACCTTAATGACCTTCGTGGTTCTGGTTCTCTTGCTCAGATCTCTGACTATGTGTTTGCTCTTGAACGTAATCGTCAGCACTCTGATGATAAGATCGCAAACACGACGAATATCCGTGTACTTAAGAATAGAAAGACTGGTAAGTGTGGTATTGCTTGTGCTCTGTACTACAATCACGACACTAGCAGGCTGGAAGATGTGAACTTTACTGTTACTCCAGAAGGAGAGGTACTATATAATTATGAAAGTGTTAGCATTTGACATAGAGGCTAATGGATTAAATGAAATCACAATTGGTAGAAAAGGCGAGACTATACCGGAGGCGGACACCATCTTGTGTGGGTCCATCTATAATCTGGAAACAAAAGAAACGTTTGGTTATGGACCAAGAGAAATCAAACAGATGGTTTCCGAATTGGAAAGCGCTGATATTATTATTGGTCATCATGCTCTTGGGTATGATCTTCCTTTACTTAATCGTCTCTACGGACGTATTACTACTACTGTCTACGATACACTAGTTGTATCTAGATTGATGTGGCCTGACAAGTGTGGCTTACCTAACGGTAGTCATTCACTTAAGAGTTGGGGTGAGTACTTGGGGGAATCTAAGATTGATTATGATGGAGGATGGGATGTGTTTAGCGAAGAGATGCTAAAGTATTGCATTCAAGATTCTATTGTAGCTGCTAAGATTTATGATTACCAAAAGGATTTTGTTTCTAAGAATGCACAGTCAGTTAAGATGGAGCATAGAGTAGCTGAAGTTATTTCCGAACAAGTAGAGAATGGGTTTGGGTTTGACATGGATGCAGCTATTAAACTTGAGGCTAGTCTTATGATGGAAAAGGTTTCTGTTGAGCATGAGATGCAAGAGATCTTTCCTGATCAAGTAATTGAACGCTGGTCAGAGAAGACTGGCAAGAGATTGAAAGATAAAGTTATTGCTTTTAATCCCGGCAGTAGAAAACAAATAGCTGAAAGACTACATGTTAAATATGATTGGCATTATCCTGTTACCGACAAGGGCAACCCCAAGGTGGACAGAACTGTACTCTCTAAATTAAATTATCCTGAAGCAAAGATTCTAGTTAAATATTTTGATGAAACAAAACTGTTAAGTCAAGTATCCGACTGGATCATACGTGCTCAAGGATCAAGAGACAATCGTATACACGGTAGCATTAACACTCTTGGAACTGTGACTGGAAGGATGACTTCCAACAACCCTAACATGCAACAGGTTAGCAGTGACAAGAGAGCGCGAAGTCTTTTCGTACCACGAGAAGGCTGGTCGCTTGTTGGTTGTGACTTATCTGGTTTAGAACTAAGGATGCTTGCACACTACTTGCATCCATTTGATTCAGGTGAGTACGCAGAGGTTGTATTGAATGGTGACATACATACACATAACCAACGTGCAATGGGTGTAGACACAAGATCCAAAGCAAAGAATGGCATCTATTGTTTCTTGTATGGTGGTGGTGATCAGAAGTTTGGTTCTGTTATTGGAACTTCATCTTCCGAAGCACGCTCTATAAAGAATAAATTGCTATCTAATATTCCAGCACTTAAGAAGCTGTTGGATATCTGTCGATTTAATTCAGTGCAGTCAGGAAACATATCCCCCTTTGATTGGCGGGACATCCCTGTTCGTAGTGAACATGCAACTCTTAATACTTTACTACAATCTTCCGGTGCTCACATCGCTAAGGTGTGGACTTGTTTTGCAGATAGTAATCTTAAGAAAAAGTTTAAAGGTAAGTTCAAATGGATTGCTAATGTTCATGATGAATTGCAAATAGAATGTGAAAGTTCTATTGCTCATGAGGTAGGCAAAGAGGTATGTCGTTGTGCTAACCTAGCTGGTGAATTCTTTAAGTGTCGTATTAAAATTGATGCCGAGTACCGAGTCGGAAAGAACTGGTCGGAAACTCATTAGGAGAAACATATGAAAGTTGTACAAATATCAGGGGTCGGTCGTGTTGGCAAGTCAACTGTAGCTACTATGTTAGCTTACATTGCTGTTGACCAAGGGTATATCCCCGTCATGGTTCCTTTCGCTAAGGCGTTAAAAGAAGAAGCAGATCAATTAGGATTCTCTAAAGAAGAGAACCCTGAAGAATACCGTGCGTTTTGCCAGAAGCTTGGAGCAGACAGAAGAGAAGCTGATCCAGATTATTGGGTGAAGAAAGCACAAGAAGATATTGAAGAAGTAAAAGAACAAGAAGCTAAGAGAAAGAAGCACGCTAACGGACACGCTTGGGAGTATCTTGTAATTCAAGATGACGTTAGGTATATGAACGAACTCATCTATGGCCGAGAGATCGGAGCATATCAGTTGTTTGTAACTCCTTATGAAAGAAAGATTGCACAAGAGAATTCATCGTGGAGAACACATGAGTCTGAACGTATTGCTAATCTTACTGAAGCAGGAGACAGGAATTATTCTGATGTGTTTCATGAGTATGTTGTGAATGATAAGGATGTGGATAGCTTAGCAAAGAAAGTTAAGTCTAGATTCTACGCTTGGATTTCTGACCCTGATCCTTGTGGCTGCTCATTGTGTGAGATGTACCGATCAGGCTTAGTCCCGACTGTTAGATTCCTCAGTGAACAACAGTATGATGAAGTACTAGGAGATATAGATGATTACGAAACCGACTAAAGCAATACTTGATGGTGATATCATTGCCTATCGAGCTGCCTTCTGGGCTGACCAAGAAGGTATAGATGATCTGCCCTTCAGGATCAAGAAAGATTTCCAGAAGTGGACACCGAAGGGGTGTGATGAATCTATCGTAGCTATGTCCTGTCCAAGAGATACCAACTATCGTAGGGATTTCTGGCCTGCATATAAACTACACAGGGATAGCTTCATTAAGCCTGATTCTATGGCCTATTGTTTGGAGCTTATCTATGAGCTAAGTGATGCTCAGTGTGTCAATAGATTAGAGGCTGATGACTTGATTGGTATGATGGTTTCCAAAGGAGAAGCTATTGGTGTCACTGTCGATAAGGATCTAAGGCAAGTGCCGGGCTGGCATTGGAATCCTGATAGGGAGAAAGAGCCTATCTTTATTGAAGAAGAAGATGCTGATAAGTTCTTCTATCAACAGTGGATGTCAGGGGATAGCACGGATAATATATGGGGCCTTTGGAGAGTTGGTGCTAAGACAGCAGATAAGATTCTTGATTCCCATGATAAAGAGAAATGGGATGAGCTGATCCTCGATAAATATATGTCTGAGGATTGGGATCGTAGGCCTGAAAGCAAGACCCCTACTATCTCAAGAAGGGATTTTGCTATAGCTCAGGCAAGATGTGTTAGAATCTTACGGGATGGGGACTATGATAGTAATACTAAAGAAGTTTTACTATGGTCCCCTGTCGAATAACCGTGCATTTAGCAGAAATTATTAAAAATTATAGGAGGTTTTGATGAACCTATTTGAAGATTTTGTTGCCATATCCCGGTACTGTCGATGGATTCCTGAAATTAATAGACGGGAAACATGGGAAGAAACGGTAGATAGATTTGTAAACTATATTATAAATCGTTGTGGTTTCGATGGTATGATGAGGCCGGTATTAGATGACATCAGAGAGATGATCTTAAACCGGGAGGTGTTCCCCTCTATGAGGACACTCATGACAGCTGGGCCTGCTCTTGATAGAGATGATACAGCAGCCTATAACTGTTCTTATGTGGCAATGAATCGAGTTGAAGATTTTAGAAACATAATGTACATTCTAATGTGCGGTACTGGTGTTGGTTTCTCCTGCGAAGAAGCAGAGATAGATCAGCTGCCAGCAATCCCCTCTGAAATTATTAGGGATGATGGTCATATTATTGTGGTAAAGGACAGCCGATCTGGGTGGGCTGATGCCTACTCTGGGCTACTCAACTGCCTATACAAGGGCATCCACCCTACCATAGACACCAAAGAGATCCGTCCAGCTGGTGCTAGACTGAAGACCTTTGGTGGCCGAGCTTCTGGACCTGAGCCTTATGAGCGACTTGTTCGCTTTACTGTTAATATGTTCAATAAAGCTAAGGGACGCAAGCTCAAGTCTATTGAAGTCCATGACCTTGTGTGCCAGATAGCTGAGGTTATCATCTGTGGTGGTGTACGAAGATCCGCTCTGATTTCTTTGTCTGATCTTTCAAATAGAGAGATGGCAATGGCAAAGACTGGACCGTGGTGGGATACTGCTAGCCATAGAAGCTTAGCAAATAACTCTGCTGTATATGAACACAAGCCTGAGCTTGGTGGTTTCTTACAAGAGTGGTCTGCACTGTATGACTCACGTTCTGGTGAGCGTGGTATCATGAATAGAGAAGCACTTGCCATGTTAGCAAAAAGATCAGGGCGTAAAACAAATGACATTAAGTTTGGTACGAATCCCTGTTCTGAAATCATCTTACGACCTAATCAGTTTTGTAATTTGTCTACTGTTGTTATCAAAGCAGATGATGACAAGGATAGAATCGCACGTAAGATTGAAATTGCTACCATCTTAGGTACAATCCAAAGTTCATTTACTAACTTTACTTTCTTTGAAGACAGGGGAGATTACTCTTTCAAAGAAAACTGTGAAGAGGAATGCTTACTTGGTGTTTCTATGACAGGGATTCTTGATCACCCACTTATGAGTGGCAAGTTAGATAAAGAAGATCTTAAAAGTTTCTTAAATGATCTTCGTCTTATGGCTCGTGAAGTTAATAAGATCTGGGCAGACATGTTGAACATCAATTCTTCTACTGCTGTGACTTGTATCAAGCCAGAGGGTACTACTTCCTGTGTTGCAGGTTCCTCCTCTGGGCTCCACCCTAGACATAGCCAATATTATATTAGAAGAGTACGTTTGGATATTAAAGATCCCCTTACTCAGCTAATGATAGACCAAGGTATACCTTCTGAACGATGTGTCATGAGACCCGAAAGCCAAATGGTCTTTGAGTTTCCAATCAAGTCGCCAGCTGGCAGTGTTATCCAACAGGAACTAGGTGCTGAAGAACATCTTTCTATGTGGGAATTATACCAAAAGTTTTATTGCGATCACAAACCAAGTATCACTATATCTTATACGGATGATGAATTCTTGAAGATAGGTTCTTGGATTTGGGAAAATTGGGAATGGGTTTCTGGCATTTCATTCCTTCCAGCAACGGATCATGTGTACAAACAAGCACCGTTTGAATCAATTGATAGGGAAAAGTATGATGAATTACTTGACCTTATGCCAGCAGATATTGATTGGTCTTTGCTTTCAGCTTATGAGAAAGAAGATGAGACCAAACACAACCATACTCTTGCGTGTTCCGCAAACGGTTGTGAAGTACAATAAGGAGTAACACATGAGTATGTATGTTGTTGACTCAGAGTATGATATGGACACTACCTTAAAGGAATGTGTTAAGTTAATATCAACTACTGATAATGGAAATGTCCGAGTAGCTTTTAATAACATGGGAATGGTACATATCTTCCTACAAAATTTATCAACTGCTTGTGACCACTTTGAAATTGACCCTGAAGACAAGGGGTTTTCATTAGATGTATTCGTTGGTGCTCCAATGGAAATGGATGATGAAGATGAGGGAGAATTATTACTATGAGTTTCGGTGGTCTTAACAGAGTGGAGTTGCTTAAGATGCAACGAGTAGCAGGAACAATAGTTCATGCAGATACTATTCTACTTTTAGAATATATTAAGGGATTAGAAAACACTAATGAAAAGTTACGACAAGAGCTTAATGATAAGCAAGAAGTTAGTGGACGAATTGAAGAAGCTGTACGGAACCCAGAGACCGGAGGAACTACAGCTAAACGAGTTCGAAAGAGGACAACGGTACGGAGAACTCCTCCTACTACAGAAGATAATTAACTGGTATGAATCAGAACAAGGAGCTTAAATATGGGTAAAGGTGATTCAGGGCCTTCCGCAGGAGAAATGATGAGCATGCAAAGAAGGCTTCAGCGTGAAGCTTTTGATATGCAGCAGCAAGCTACATTAGAAGCGGAAGAAAGAGATTCAGCACGTCGTGAAGAAGATAGACTTGCTGAATTAGAACGTAGGCGGCAGGGAGAAGTAGAGAAGGCAACGCTTGCAGCCGAAGAAGAACAGAGGGAAACTCTTCTTATGGGTGAGGCAGAAGCTATGGCCGACATTGAAGAAACCGGAGCTCTAGATAATCTTAACATGGAAGGCGTTCAGATTGAGCGTCCTGACTATGAAGACCTTGATGAAAGGCCGGAGTAATTAAATGATGGACAATAAAATTCCAGAAAAAACTATAGCCAAACGTTGGGAAGCATTAGATAACAAGAGAGAAGATAAGCTTGAGAGAGCAAAGTCTTGCTCAGCTATTACTATACCAACCCTTTTACCTCCACAAGATTTTTCTGGACAGGATAACACATACCAGCAGTATTCTTCAGTTCAATCTAGAGGAATAACAAGCCTTGCTGCTAAGATATTATCCGTATTAATTCCATTAAATGATACTCCCTTCTTTAAGTTTGGTCTCAACAATGGAAGAACACCTGAGCTAGAAGTTCAAGAGTACTTAGAAAGATTATCTCTTCAGATTTACCGTAAGCTCCTCGGTGAAAACATGAGAGAAACAATCTACTTAGCTCTTCAACATCTTATAGTATTAGGTGATGCGTTAATTGTATTCGATAATGACTACTCATTCCGAACAATCCGTCTTGACAACTATGTTATTAGGAGAAATGTACAAGGACATGTCCAAGAGATTATTTATCTTGAGCATGTTGTTTCTCCTAATTACGAAGAGGTTGATGAGTCTGATTGGTATCGTGCTGGTGATGCTACCCAACAGGGGTACGCCACAGTCTACGTTAGAGTGACTAAAGAGGATGATGGCCGTTGGTATATGTGCAAAGAACATGAAGAAGAAATCTTTGATGAAGGTTTCTTTGAAGTTAGTCCTTTCATTGCACTTCGATGGAGTAGTATAACAGGTGAAGATTATGGTAGATCTCATGTTGAGGATATCTATGGAGATATTGCTAGTCTAGAGGGTTACTCTCGTGCATTAATCCAAGGTATGGCAGCAGGTTCCACTTTCTTTATGGGAGTAGATCCCGCAGGCTTAACAGAAATAGATGACTTGTCTACCGCTCAGAATGGTGAGTGGGTTCCTGCAAGACAACAAGATATCTATACTATTACCCCTTCACAAACAATGAACCCCCAACTTCAGGTAACTCAAGCAGCAGTTGAAGCGATGAGAAAAGAAGTTGGTCAAGGTTTCCTCCTCCAAGCAGCTGCAATGCCAACAGGTGATCGTGTAACAGCGACTGCCGTTCGTGCTGTAGGTAATGAACTTGAAACTATATTGGGTGGCACATTCTCTAGCATTGCTAGGGATCTTATGACACCTGTAGTTCGTCGAGCTATTTATCTAATGCAAGCGGCAGGTGAAATTGATCCTAATATGGAACAACAATTCGATCAGGAGGAGGGAATATTAAACATTGAAATTATTACTGGACTACAAGCACTATCTCGTGAATCAGATCTTACTCGTTTATTACAGATGGGTGAGATGGTTCGGAATCTTCCTGACACTGCCGCGCAAATGTTTAAGTGGGATGAGTATGCTCGCTCCCTCGTCATGTCGCTTGGTTTTGATCCCTCCAACTGGGTTAAGAATGAAGAAGATGTTATGGCTGAACAGCAGGCAGCAGCTCAAGCGCAAGCCCAGCAACAGCAGTCAAATCAGATGCAGCAGATCCTTGGATCACAGGTCGCAGATGTGGCCGGGCATGCCGCGAAACAATCTATAGACCAAGGGCAGGGCATGCCTCCTGAGGTCATGGATAAAGCTAAAGAAATGTTTGGAGTTTAACTATGGCTATTAGATTACAAGAACCCGGTATTTTTACAAGAACACTTGATATAATTGGTGAACATAACAGTGGTAATGAGATGGTACTCAGGGCAAACAAAGATACTTTGTTAAGCCGTGGGACACAAGAACACATTATTTCTATGAGAGAAACCATTTTAGAAAACACCACGTTCGGTGGCTACCGTATTCCAGAAGAGTGGGATCAAGAATGGAACTTTAAACTTGGGCCTATATGGGCTCCTGATTCTATGTCCATTGCTACCTTGGGTTGCTGGCTCAAGCCAGAAGAGTTTGTCCGTGACAGTGGCGATGCTGCTTTTACACAGGCAACAGACTCTTCTTCTAATTCAGTAGACTTTGATCAATCAGTAGAAGCAAATATGCCAGACATTGGAGACAAAGGTTTAAATAATTATAGACCTCTTGATTACTCAGCAGCTGGTGGAGATCAGAACTTGTTTGCTATTACAGGAGATGGCAATGCTATCTTTAATGCAAGTGCTAGTGATGAATATTTTACAGCCTTTGTAATTAATACAGGCACGGATACAGATACTCTTTCAGCTCTTCTGTGTCATGGTAATAGAAGTGATAACGGCCAACATTTAATTACTTTAAAATGGAATGGTACTAATAGGCATATACTTTACATCCAAAAGAATGTGACCAAGGGTCAATGGGATAATTGTATTACTGTTGGTGCTGATCATATTATTACAATAGGTAGAGTTGGTGGCGGTCTTATTTGTAGGGTAGATGGTACTAATATAACTGCTTCTACTCTTGCTGCTCCTGCTGCTAATAGTTCTACTGATGATACTACTTTAGGAATGGCTTACACAGGAGCTTTGGGTGCTGCTAATTCTAAGTTTGATGGTAAAATATATGAGATGGTACACGCAAAACTTTCGGGAGGAGCATCGTCTGTTCTTCCAGATGTAAAAAAGATAGAGGGTTATTTAGCCCATAAATTTAATTTAACCGCAAGCTTGCCGAGTGACCATGATTATAAGAATAATCCACCCCGAGCTTCAGTAACAATTTCTTAAGGAGATAACAATGCCAATGGGAAAAGGAACATACGGGTCGTCTATGGGTAGACCACCTAAGAAGAAGAAGAAGGGTGCTAAGAAGACTACTGCTAAGAGATCAGCTAACGTTGGTGCTGGAGGCAAGCTTACAAGCAAGAGAAATACTAAGACTGCAAAAGGTCGCGCAGGTACAAGAGCATCATCCCGCACTTCAGAACGACGTGGCGGCGGTAAGTAAGGAGAATAATAATGGACGTAATTGCATACCCATTTAAGAAGCCCGCTGATTCAGCATGGCTTAATGGTGGCGGTGAAACAGAAGAGACTCCTATCTGCGCCCAGTGTGGTGAGAGACGGGAAAGTTGTGAGAATTGTTCTGGTAAGAACGATGGCGAATAAAAAAAAGAAAAACAATCTTAAGGGTATGGGTGGCAAACATAAGACACCCAAGCTTCCTAATGTAAAAGGGAAAGCTTACCTTAAATCCTCTAATCGAAAGGGGAATAGGTAATGGATAAATGTAAATGCTCTAAGGATTATGTAAAAAATAACTCTGGTGTAAGACCAGACACTATGAAAAAAACAACAAAGAAAAAAGGTTCGACTCGTCGGAAGACGAACAATCGTAAAGGAACTTATTAATGACAGATAATAATATGGCTGAACAATCCCCCGAGACTCAGCCGGGGATGGATGTTGTAATGCCTGCTGAATCTTCTGAAGATCCTCGGGTTACACAGGAGAGAGCCGCTTTCGAACGCTATATTCAAGAGCAAGGCGAAGCAATTCCATCCAATTTTAAAACTGCTGAGGATTGGTTTAACTCTTTGAAGGAAGCCCAGTCCCAGTATACTAAAGGACAGCAAGAGATTGCTGATCTCAAAAAGAACTACTCAGAAACTGGAGTTCAGAATCCTGCTTATGATCCGCAGGCTGAAGGACAACCCCAAACGGCAGAACCACAGGAACAGGCACAGCCTGACGTTTCCAATATGCCTGATGAATTAGTTATCAATAAACCAGTAGAACCACCCACTCCTGAAGGAGTAACCCAAGAAGATTGGGCTAAGTGGGGACAGGAAATTGATACTAATGGTAACTTAACAGAAGCCACTCGTCAGGAAATTGCGACTCGTCTTAAGGCTGATCCCGTGGTTGTAGACCAGATGGTAAGAGGCAGACAGGCTATGAAGGAGCAATCATTCAACAAGTCTGCTGAGGTTGTCGGCGGTGCGGAAAATCTTAAGCAAATTCTAAGGTGGGCAGGGGAAACATTGCCCCCAGCTGAAGTCGAAGCAGCTAATAGAGCACTACAGACCGATGCCTATGCGTCTGTACTGCTCGGCTTGCAAGCTAGATACCAGCAGGTTGTATCCCCTAGTCATACCTCTACTCAGGAACCTCCAGTTTCTACCCCTAATGCCGTTCCACAAGGGCAGACACGTATGCCAGCATCTGAACAGGTGCAGGCGTTTGCTTCGGAGGCTGAAATGAAAGCAGCTATTCAAGATCCTCGGTATCGTACCGATCCTGCTTTCAGACAAGCCGTTGAACAGAGAGCAACCCTCTCCTATCAACACGGATACCGTAATAGGTAAACCCAAAGGATCCCGTTAGGGACAATCCAGAGGACAATTTACTCTTGCGATTTTAATTTATTAATCTCAAAGGAGAAATTATAATGGCTGATAATTTTAATGCAGAACCATTATCTGCTGGAGCAACTACATGGTTGCCCGGTGGAGCAGCAGCTGCTACAACTAGTAGCACTACCCATGGTCAGTACGCTGATGGCGTTGGCGGAGCCACGTCGAGTGAACAGTACTGGCTTCCTATTTGGTCGGGTGAAATTCTTCACGCGTACGACCAGTACAATATGTTTGAACCGCTTGTTACCACTAGAAACATTACCAGTGGTACGACCATGCGATTCCCTATCACGGGAACCGTGGGTCATCAGGCTGTTTGGTCTGCCGGTGAAGAGTTAAATGGCAACGGTCTTCTTACCGATGCCCCCGGCTACTTCGATATCTCGCTTGACCAGAGGCCGATGGCTTCTTACTTCGAGCTTGATGATATCTCCCTCATGCTTACGCAGTGGGAATATCGTTCGGAGATTGCTCGTCAGGCTGGTCTGTCTCTTGCTAACGCACGAGATAAGCAGATCGCATGCTTGATCGCACAGGGTGCTTTCATGCCCTCACGTAGCCCTGCTGTTTCGCAGGGTGGTAACTTTGCTGGTGCAGCTAGTGCTGTGGGTTCGCCTTGGGCCAACACCGCAGACACTGACATGACCAGCTCAACCATCTATGACATGGAAGCATCAGCTGCTTTCAATGCTCTTGGTAATACGACTGCCGATGTGGCTGGCCGTACTGCTGCTGCACTCAAGCTTCTTGAGTACATTGAGCGTTACATGGTTAGATTGCAGCAGATCGATGCACCTACTGAAGGTGTGTATTGTTCTGTTACGCCACAGGCATTCCAAGACATTCGTGCCTTGGGTATTGCTAGAAGCACTACTGCTGAAGCTGCAAACATGCAGCCGATGTTCGGTGGTGTTGCTGCTGCCGGTGGTCTGGGTGCTCAGTACTCTCAGGGTCTGAATACTCTTAGTGATAGCCTTGTTTACATGGGCTGCACAATCATTAAGACTAACCACATGCCAGAGCAGACTGTTCAGTACTCCGCAGCAGCGGCTGACTGGACAACGGCTGACACTGGTACTGCTACGCTGCCTGATGATGACATCGCAAACGTTATCTTCAATGCGTCAGACTATGTGGATGGTAACAGTGGTACTAAGATCGGCGGTACTCCCGCTGATACTGGTATCGGCAAGACGCTTCGTAAGATCCATGATCTTGGCGATGCAAAGTATGACTTTGACTGGGTTGGCTTCGCAGCTGACGGAGTTGGTGGCACGACCATCACCCGTATGCACCCCGTCAAGGCCCTCATGTGGCAGAAGGATGCTGTTGCATCCCTCAGCTTGCAGGGACTTAAGGTGAATTCCATTGAGGACATTCGCCGCAACACTCACTTCACCGTGGCTTCGGTCATGCGTGGCGGTGGCGTTCTGCGTCCCGAGCTGTGTGCCGCAATTTGCGGATACGGTCAGGTCATCTAAATGATTTGATCAACTAGTGTATAACTAATCATGCCCTCCGGAGAGAGATCTCCGGGGGGTATTTTTTCAAAGGAGGAATGTATGAGTGATAACCCACTTAAGAAAAAGTCTGAAGGTCTGGGAGATACTGTAGAAAAGGTTGCTTTCATTGCAACTCTTGGTCATTTGGGTGGCCGAATGTCTCCTGCAAAACAAAAGAATAAGAAGAAGGATTGTGGGTGTGCTAAGAGAAAGGCTGCCCTTAACAATGCTGCAAAATATAATAAACCAGAAGAAGGAGATTAATAATGGGATCATTTTCCAAGTTAGATGCTGTTAATCATATGCTATTATACAGTGGAGAACATATCGTTAATCACTTGGAAGACGATTCTAGTGTTGATACAGCTATTGCTGAGAGAATTCTAGAAGACAACATCATGTCTCATGTTATGCGTGGGTTGGTTAATAATACTTTTGTTAAGAAATATTCTCTTGATTCAAATGGATTTATCTACCTCCCTTCGGAAACTCTAGAGGTTACTTTGTTAGATTATATTGTTGATGAAGAATTTAATTTACCCATTCAAGTATCTTACAAAGGAGGTTCATCCCCCTACCTTTGGAATGTTAGTGATCAGACAGGTAACTGGACTGCCTACTTAAGTGATGTATCAGAGGATAAGTTTACCCTCGAAGTTATACATAACTTAGACTGGGAAGACATTGAGACTCCTATGCAACGAGGGATTATGGCTTCGTCAGCTAGAGATTATCAAATGATTGTTCAGGGAGACAGTGGCTTAGATCAATACTTAGCACAGAGAGAAGTGGTTTACACAGCCAAGGGCAGGAGTTCTGATATACATTCTAAGAGAAGGAATTTCTTAATGGGAGATGCAGGAACTAAGTTTGCTGTGGGAAGACAAGGACCAAACTCAAGAGATCCCTTTAGTATTAGGAGAGGTTACTGATGGCTAGAAAGAGGAGAACACAATCGGTTAACATACCTATCCACACACTCTCAGGTGGTGTAGCAAAGCAAGCACCATCCAAGAGACTGCCTTCAGAGGCAGAAGAGATAGATAATTGTTTAGTTTCATTGGAGAGGTCAATCGAAAAGCGTCCTCCTATTAGCCACATTTCTACGAATACTGGAGACGGAAGACTTGATGTCAAGTATTTAAATGGTGAGGCAACACCAAACTCAGGTACTAAAGCTACAGCTACACTAACAATAGATGCAGCTTCTGATGATGTAGAAACTATTACGGAGTTACATGACAAAACTTTAATCCTCCAAGATGTTGAAGGAGCTGCCTTTACTTTAACGTTTGATAATACGGTAAAAGAAATAGCAACCAAAGCTACTGAAACAATGAAGTTCAAGACAACGACATTATCTAAATACTGTGGTTCCTTTGGTAATCCTTCAGATGCTTTCTATGATACAGGTTGGATTGGTCTTACTGATGCAGCTGGTGTATATAAGAAGTATAAATTTATAGCAGTAAACCCCTCAACTTTTACTCAGTATGCAACAGGAGCTCTTGCTGCTGCTCCTACAGGACAGTCTCAAGGTTTTGTTTGGGTTAATATCTATGGCAAAACTACAGTACAACAAATTGCTGATGAGTTTAAAGAAGCTGTTGATGGTGCAAACGGACATAATGCTGGTACAGCAGGCTCTGTAATTTCTATAACTACTTCTAGTGATGGCTCTGCTTTAATGCAACAGCAAACTTTAGGAACTAGTGGCAATACAAATATTATTGAAAAGATAAATGGAAATCATAACCCAGATAAATCTTCTGGTTACATAACTTTTAGTAGTTGGACTTGTGATTACAGGTATGGCACTGACGTTCCTAAATTTACTGGAGGATACAACGGAGGCACATCTTCTACAATTGGATTGCATGGGCTTACAACAGTAGCACATATATATTCTTCAATTATTACTTCAATTGATTTAGCAATCGTTGCTGGGTTAAGGATGACAAGAACAGGCACTGGACCTATTACATTAACTATGTCAACTGCCGGTTTAACAGGAAACAATAGAACTATTACTGGAACTTCTATCACCCCTACTACCCCAGCTACAGCTTCGCTTCAGTTTGGAGATGCTGGTTATGTAGGTGATTGTTGTGACCCTGAGAATAGTGTGTATGCTAATAAGACAATTACTTTGACTGATAGCTCAGGAGCTTCTGTTGTCTTTACTATAAAGACTGATGGCACAGCAACAGGAAAAGTTACTTCGTCTGCATATAATGTAAGTTTCCAAGGTGTCTCAAAGAAATACCAGTATGCTGAAAGATTTCAAGTTGCTGTTGCTCTTGCAAAAACAAATAGTGACTTAGCTATTACTGCCGTGTGGGCTGGCGATACAGCTACGGCTGTGAGTTTAACTCAAGATGTTGTAGGTAACAATGGCAACAGGGCAGTAACTTCTAATGTTTCTGGTACAAAAGCTACTGCAACCATAACAGTTCTTAATGATCAAGAAGCAACATTAGCTACTAACCTTGATGGTACTACATTTATTTTAAATGATGGCAGCTCTTCTGTTACTTTTACTTTTGATGATGATACTAACGGAGCTTTAGGTACTACCATTTCAGTATGGGATGTTGATGATACTCCTGCTATTAAAGCAGATGCTGCTGACTTCAATGGTTTTACCACTGGTACGGATAGAATTAGATTAAATGTTCCTACCGCAGCTGGAGGAGCTGGTAGTGATATTGATATCCAACTTGTTAATGACACTGACGGCAGTACTTCTGCTGGCTCAGGTGTTATTGGAGTAGGCACAAGTGGGGCAAGCGCAAGCACTGTCGTTGAGGCAGTGATTGATGCTATTAATGGGATCACTAATAGTAGAGTACACTTTGGTAGTGGGACCAGTGCTAGTGGTATAGTCGGATTGATAGCAAGCATTGGTACTAGTGGCACTAAGATGTCGCTTGAAGCAAACAACCCCGGTACAGCAGGCAATGCAATTACTATTGCTAACGCAGCTGGCGATGCTGCAAGCGCAGGCTCACTGGCAGGTGGACTTGATGGACAGATGACAGCAAAGTGTGTTGCAAATAGAATTGTAGATTGTATTAATTCTAACTCTATTAATATTACAGCTACCCCTAATCCTCCTACAGCTGACGGAGGTGGTGACTATGCTATTACTCTTACTCAAGATACAGCAAGTGATGCTGGTAACACAGCAATTACAGCTACATCAATATCAAACTATATAACTTATGCTGCTGCGTTTACAGGAGGAACTCGTGGGGTTTCTGCAACTAAGGTAGATGCGGTTGATTACAATGGGTTTACAATTGGAGACTCATGGACGTTTACTACACCCGGAGGTACGATATACACCGTTAGAACTTCAGGTGCTGATGCAACGGGATCTGGATCTACAACCTCAACAGTAATTGCTGTAGGTTGTTCTTCAGGCCCAAGTGCAGGCACTGTAGCGGAGACTGTGGTTGATGCTATCAATGGACACTTTGGATCTGGTGGGGCGTATAACCACGCCTTTGCAAGTGCAAACTCTGGTGTAAACACAGGTCTTCCTAATGTAACTGCTACTTTAAGTGGGTCTACGAAAGTAACACTAACCCATGACGAAGGTGCGAATGGAAACACGGCTGTCGTAGGGAACTCAACAGGTGACGCTGCGAGTGCCGGTGCTTTATCTGGAGGACACACTCAAATCCTTGGGGTAACTGGATTCACAGGTGGCGTTGGCAACATGCTAACTCCAACAACATTTGCTAGTGGAACTGATGATGTTATTCCTGATTTCAATTCAGACAATCTTTACTATCATTTCCTTGATATAGATGGAACCCATAGATACTGCATTGTTGTTAATAGATCCATTCAAAATACAAGTGGCACAGATCTTGTAAATATCTATCGAATAGAACCAACGGAGTGGGTAAAAGAAACCTTTGATCTTGGTTCATATGATGATTGTATGAAAGATTATATACTGTACAAAAACTTAGCGTCTGATTTGTTAGATGCTGATGGGTCTTCTATGCGAATAGATGAGGTTCTCGGCTCCATTGATTATGGTAAGGGTATTGTACTTTTTAACAAGCATATTGAATTAGAATATTTACCTGACAATTCAAACTTAACATACACTCATACAGACCCTTTGTTCAAGGGAGTAGAATTAGATCCTCAGTATAACCAAGCTGGAACTCCCTTTAGATTTAAAGTGGGTAGTATGGGATGGGGATGTAGTACTACCCAGTTACCCGGCGCAGATACAGAAGACCTTAATCCTATTTGCTACGGGGATGCCGGAACTTCAGAATGTCCTGCTTGTGAAGGTGATCAATATTCTGAAGGTTGTTTTGATTTAGATGGCTTGTGTAAATGGTATGATAAAACTGGTGGGTTTGTTAATGTTTCGGATCACATTGAAGCAAGAGTAAATACAGCTTCTCTTGAACCTTATGATGTTGGTAAATCAAGAACAAACTTCGGTGACTTTGATGTTCCACCTGCTGCTGATGATTACAAAACATTCATGGGAACAAAAGCAAGAAGAGTTTGTGATCATACTTACAACCCCTTTACTACGACAGTAAAATGGTCTGAAGCTGTCGGTGCAAAAAACTGTAGACCAAACCCTTTCTATGGACCCGGACAACTTGATGATAGGTTTCTATACACAGGTGAAGATGGTATGTATGGCGAGGTGTGGTATGCAAGAGAATCATTCTTTACGTTCCCCTCAGGATTCTACCGTGTAACTTCAAAGGATGGTCTTCAGCCTTACTTCCATAGGATGAGATCTGAAGGGCCTAAGTCTGTCCTTGACCATACTACATTCCCTCTTATGATTTACAAGAGCAATGACTTGGATGATAATGGAAATGGTAAGTGGAAGATACGATACATGCCATTACAGCCCAAGCTAAGTGGTGGTGAAAATACTAACCCCGGTCCCACTGCTATTGATAATAAAGAGAAGATCAAAGGTGCTTGTATATGGGGTGATAGACTGTGGTTTGGAACTGAATCAACTATCTTCTCATCACGAATGGGGGAATACTTTGATTTCTTCCTCAATGATTACTTAAATATAGTAGATACTGACCCAATTGACTTGAGTCTTAACATTGGAAAGTATAGTGTTATTTCTCACATGGTTCCATTCCAAGGATATATTTTCTTGACAACCGAAAGTGGAACACAGTTTGAAGTACGTCCTTCTGGAACACTTGGTACAATAACACCAACAACCACAATGATTAGACCCTCTTCGTTCTTTTCTACTAGTGCAAAGATGACTCCTATTAGAATGGGAACTAAGATATACTTCTTTGATAAGAAGAAATTGTTCTTATATTCTGGAGCAGAAACTTTTGGATACGAATTCTCTACAGCATATGAACTGTCCGAACATTGTCGTGATTACCTACCCAAGAACTTTAAGGATGTGACAGCTTCCTCTGCAACTAACTCAATCTTCATGGTAGATAAAGATATTCCCTATCATTTATATGTGTACACAAACCGTATCACAGATAGAGGTGAGATGCAACAGAATGCATTCCATAGGTGGATTCTTCATACTTCAGATTCAATTGAAGCTGTCCATAGTTATGAAAATGATTTGTATATCATTGTAAGGAGAACAAATGGTCAAGCTCAGGGTATATATGCATACCATATGTCCTTAGATTCAGTACCTACTAACACTCCATTGATGGACAGGATGGTTAAACTGTCAGGTGATAATATTACATATGATGGTAATACTAACTTAACAACTTTCCACCTTCCATATTATGATACGCATGCTAATGAAATAGTTTTAGCAGAAGATTGGGATTACTCATCGGGCGGTGTAACTAAGAAGCAAGCCTTCACCCGCCTCACTCCTGTCCAGCTTTCAGCTGTTGATCGAGGAGATTACTGGACAACAGATGTTATTGTTAACGGGAACTGGAAACAGCAGAACACTTCCGCTGGTACGGTTAGTAACTTTGTTGATAGATCCGCCTATGTAGGTAGGCCATATGATATGAATGTAGAATTGTCCACTATTTTCCAGAGAGATCGAGACAATAATGCTGTTGATGGTACTCTAAACTTAAAGAGAATCACAACAAGACATAAAGATACAGGACAATATGATATTGAAATCACAAGAAGAGGGAGATCTTCTACGACCGTTAGATCTGAAGCTCTCACTCTTGATGACAGTACAGACCTGCTAGGTGACACCCGTATTGATAGTGAAGGTGAGCTTATCTCTAAGATTCTGGCTCCTGCTGATGGGACTACGATTAAAATTAAAAGTAGCTACCCAACCCCTTGTAATATTTCTAACATTGATCTCATAGCCAACTTCAGGCCATACATGAGTTCGCCAACACAACAGTAGGAGATAAATAAGAATGGCTGATTGGATTCGCGCTAGAAAGAATTGGTTTAGAACTAATAATAAATGGGTAGCCAAGGCATTTGAGAGCGCGAAAGCTAACAACAGCAATTGGGCAACGTACTATGGTAAGTATGGGCATATCTCTAACTCATGGGGATTAAACCCAGACAATCCTTTTTATAATCCTACTAGAAAAATTGATAACTACTATGCATCTCGTGATTCAGATGGACAAGGCTTAGGCTTTCCTCGAAATGATGGTTGCGATGAATGTAATATTCTTGCAGAAATTATTAATTGTTCTGATGGTAATAATGACAGTGCTGCAATGAAAGCATTAAGATCAGCATTGGGGAATAGAGTATGTGAATGTAATGGAACACAAAATGAAAAGTGTTGTGGGTGTATATCAAATAATTGCCAAGGAGCTGATGTTAATTGTATTCCAGTAAGCCCTCCAGATTGTCCAGATAATAGTAGTATAGCAGACTTATGTGCCGCAAGAGTTAATGCTGGGAGTAATTGGGATCCTTGTGCTGCGGGATCATGCGAATGCGGCTTCTGCCTAAATGGATGTCCATGTTGCGAGTATGGTGCTGCGGATTGTTCCGGCGATGTTGGTGATGGATGTTTAGACGGACCTAATGGAGAGTCAGGCTGCTTACCTCTGGAATGCACGGGTGAAGATTGTGCTACTATAGGCATGGCTGAATATGGTTTAGTTTGTAATGGCTGTCAAGAAGGACAAGAAGTAGTTGGTGAAAATGGTGAGAGCTTAGGGGAATGCTTATGCGAGGATATAACTGCCCCCGGATGTACTACTGTTGCCTGCCCCTGTGGTGTTATTCCCGGTAGTTGTTACTTTGGGCCTGAGTGTATATCTCCATGCTGCCCACCGGGAGAAGAAGGGTGTTGTGAATGTCCTGATGGATCATGGGTTCCCTGTGAATCTGGATGTGGATCTTCTGAATGCACTTGTCCTAACTATGGTGGTGGTACTTTACCATTAGAATATTGTATGACTTGTGAGTATTGTGATTGCGTTTGTGATGATTGTGATTGTAGTAACTTTTCAGGTGAAGGTGGATTTGGGATGCAATGCTTAAATCCTCAGAGTTGTTTATGGTGTGAGATAACAGGTAAGTGGATCGATCCTTCGATTGAAGATTGTGATGAGCCACCTACTCCCTGTAACTGTGATTCGCAGGGTCCGTGTGCAACGGACTCAGAATGTCCCGAGGGTACAGTGTGTATCCAAGGAGGTTGTCATGATCCCGAATGTGTTTATTGTGAATGCACGGAACGATGTCAACCCATATGGTGGGACTGCGATTGTGAAGTAAATCCCTGCGAGGATCCAACGGATCCCGAATGTTTTGGAGGCCCCCCGATTGTGTGTTACGATTATAATTCAAATGATCCGATATATTATAGTGCTAGTTCCTTAGGACCGTCAGTTACTGTTGAATATACAACAACTGATACTGCTACTGGAGGCACTTACTCGTATGGTAGTGTTGCTCTTCTTTGTGAAGTGCCTGATCAGTTCCAACTTTGTGTTTATGTTGAGGACTCAAGCGGTAATGAGACCCAATTAGCTTATGCTAACTGTGGAGACTTTAGCGAATCAGGATGTACAACGAACAACTCATTTATTATTAACCAGACGGCATCTACTATTACCCTTTCACCTACAACTTCTGTTCCGGGTGGTGGTAAAGTTGTTATGCGTCGATGTACAGATAACAATAGGATGATGCTGAGCTTTTCTGATGGGGCCAAGCTTACAGCAAACGATCTTAATGCTTCTTTACACCAGTTATTATTCTTAATCCAAGAAAAAGAATTTGCTAGTAATACTTATTACAATGTGGCGAATGCTGCGGACATTTCTGCAACTTCTTTCTTTGAAGTTAAGTCAGATAGTCCAGCTACGCTGTCAGGTAAGTCAATTCAATTAATAGCAAGCGATGGAACAACTAGGCAGTACGTTTTCTTTAACACAACAGGGCAGGGCCATGACACTGGGGATGTTGGTGCGGCTACTAATGATGTTATCGTACAGGTATACGGATTATCCACAACTGCTACTATTGCTGCACAGTTAGAAGCTGCAATTGAATCTGCTGCTGGTCACAACAGTAAGATTCTTGTTAATGATTACACGGGTAATACATCCAAGAGAACTCTTACGCAATCTGTTGTTGGTACTGCTGGTAATACAGCTATTACTACTACCGGCATAGATGATACCATTGTTATTATTCCTTCTATCTTTACAGGTGGTACTGACTATGGTGGGTCGGCTCTTATTAAGTTTGCTCCTGCTACTACATTGCCTGTTACCTTTAACTTTGCTGGTGCTTCATCAGGAGAAGTTTTAATATGGGATGGTAATGAAGTTTCTGCTACAGCTACTCCCCCCAAGAGCACATTGCTTGGGCTGGTTGATGTAGATGATACAGTAACTGCTGTGACTAATGATGTTCTTACATACAGTGGTGGTAAGTGGAAACCTTTAGCTGCCCAAGGAACTGGTGGGACAGGTGTTGACTTGACCGCGTTCCTCGTTATGGATTACTCTGCTAATGCAGCCCTTGATGATTTCTGGACCGCTACGTCTACCTCTAGTGGACTTGGATCAGAAGTTTCAACGGTGTGGGAGAAGTCACACATCTCTACTTGGGTCAGCAATGCTCGTGGTGGAAGCTTTACAGCTAGCCAAGAGAAAGCTACAATTCCTAATGCAATTACTGCATTTGGTTTGGGTATGTTTGGTGCTCAGGAGTGGACAAGAAATGCACTTGGTGTGGGTGATGGAGTAGCTTCTAGTCAAATCTTTGATACATGGTATGATGGTAAATCACCTCCCGGCAGCAACACAGTACATGCAGCAATGGAATGGGATCTTAGTAAGGGCGTCGGTAGAAAGTGGGCTAGTGAAAGCCCTGAGCCTGTGACAAACAGTTCTCCTTACTGGGGTATTAATGATGTGTTAAGATTAAGCACCTCTCTGACTACTTGTGGCCGAGCGTTCTATGAATCAATCTCTGTCAGTGGAGTAGATAGGAAGATTAAAAGAGTTGAGCTTTATAATATTGATCAATCAGGAGGTTTTGAACTTTATTCTGAGAAGTGCAGTACTACAGGTATTCAGTTCCACAAGAAGAATGCCTCTAATAATACAATGTCAGGACAACCCGAGGTAGACCATTACTTTAATAGCTTAAAGAACGCAGTTTCTTTAGCAAACTGGACTACCGGAAATAACTGGGGACGAACTCATCCTCTTGCTGGGGTATCTGGCGGGTTGGATTATACCGCAGGAATTAAAGAAGCGTTCCAGTCTGATTACGTCTACTCCTCATTAGAAGCAGGAGCTGATCTGTCGGGCGGTACTTATAATGCTGACCAGACTACAGCTGGGTGGTGGAAGGCGCAGCTTAATATGCCCGCTGTCATTACTTATTATCTTGGTACTCTATATGATGCCGATTTGGCAGCTGGTAATTCAGATAATACAACCAGAACTGTACCTAATGTATTAGAATGGAAAGGCAACTTAGAAAGTATTGTTGACCCTGACTTATTCTTTGATGATAATATTCCTAATGCAGAAGATGGGTTCTATACTACTCGACAATTCCTTAGATCAACACGAGGAACAAATGAGAGAGCAGGAACAGAATGGTACTTCCATAAGTGGTTCATTAGAGCCGATGGTGCAACTTCTGAAGCTGGTTCCTCTTGGGTTCCTGAGTTTAATCCATTCAATGGATCACATTACCAAGATGGTGGTGGCTCAGATAACACGTATATCCGACCATCATATAAGGATGGTACTGACCAAGGCGGAACTCTTTCATTTAACGCGGGCTATAGCTTTATGATTGAATCTAATAAGGTGTTCAGTTGGTTTATAGAGAATACCCCTCCGATGTATGATGATTATGTCTTTAAGGTAACAATGAAAGATCAACTTCCTGCCAATGCATCTTATCAAGTAATGATTGATTTGCATGAACATGTCAATGGTTGTTCACAATTAGAATCTGAAGGAGTAACGACAGCAAGTAAGAGAGTTGGGGATACCGATTGTGATCCTATTGGAATTGGAGGCACTAACATTGCTTCTGATGGAACAGAAAGATCCGGGCAGCATATCTATCCCGCTGACTTCCATCCTGAGTATGTGTCTATCTGGAATCAGGTGGACTTTACTAAGATTAAAGCTTACTCTAGAAATCACCAGCCAACTTCGTTTGAGATTGTTTTAAAGATTCCTAGGTTTGTTCGTATTGGGGTTATAGATAGATATACTGATCCTAATGATGAAAGCTACTACAATTCTTCTGGCGCCGGAACAGAGGTTGGTCCTTTATCTCTTGAGTTAATGGCTGATGGTTACACATCTACTGATTGGTCAGATGATACTGATGGTTCAGGCGATGGCAATCCTCCAAACAACAACTCAAAGGGCATAACACAGGCAGGATCTGACACAGCTTCTGGTCTTATTGTTCCTAATACTATTGCTTCTGTATCTACAGAATCTGCTATTCAGTATATTAGATTAGGAATCCCTGCTAACATGATGCTCAGGTTTGCTGTTATTCCTAGCGCGTTATCACCCATGACAGAACCAACTTAAGGAATATATAAATGACTACAACTATTGAAAAAATATATGCTAGTGGCTCCGGTTATAATATCGCAAGCTTAAGTTGGACACCTGATATTACTACAATTGATTCTATGGGTGCATATCAGATTGTAATTTATGTCAAGAAGAGTGCTTCAGAATCAAGTGCAGAGTGGACTCAGCTAGAAAGATCTTCATGGATCTCTACTTATGATTCTACATCTAAAACAGTAGACTTAAGTAACGCCACATACGTATCGGGTTCTAGTTCTGTTCCTGCTGCTATTACTAATACAGCAGATTCAGTTCGTTTCTTGAGGGTAACTTCATTAACTCCATTTAAATCCTTTACTGCCGGGGCCAAGCTTTCGGCATCAGATTTAACTACGGTTCATGATCAGTTATTCCATGCCGTGCAAGAAGAGGATGCCAATACTTCAGTTGATATCGCAGCTGAACGGACGTACTTGACAACTAACTATTATACAAAGACAGAAGTAGATACATTCTTCAGTAACTTAAATCTCTTTCCTGATTGGACAGTTGGTGCTTCTTATTTAGTAGGTGATGTTGTCTTATATAGTGGGAAGATTTGGTATGCAACGATAGATCATACAGCCGTTACAGGAGATCCTCCTGAGGTTGGAGATTCTAAGTGGACCACAGTTGCACCTGATGCAACGGTAGAAAACATTACATATATTAGAAAGTTTCCCGGTATAAAAAGTACTCCACCTCTTTGGAATACTATTGTTCCTCAGCAGGCTACCGCAAAAGGTTTAGTACTTCAATACAATCCTGACCTTACAGCTACAGCAGATCTTTTTCAGATCCAAGACTCTAGTCAAAATGTAAAAGTTAGATATAGTACTACTAATAAAATGATCTTCGATACTCAAGTAGATTTTAATACTACCCCTGAGTTTAATGATGATGTTAAAATGTTTCAGAGCACAACAGGTAAATCTTTATTTGTTGGCGTGGCTCCTACATCTGCTAGTCAGCCCAATGTGTTGGTGGGTACGTACCCCCGTGTTGTTATCAGCAGATCCGATGGTGACAATGCTTATCTTGAATGCCGTAAGGATGATGGGACTACTCACTTCCTTGTAGGACAGTCAGGGCTTGTAACCACCTTCTCTGGTTTCTATTCTAAGGATGATGCAAGATTCTTTGAAAACATATGGGGTGGAACAGCAGTGTATACATCACTGCCTACCTTAACAGACAGTGGCGTAAGATCCGTTGGACTAACAGCAGGTGATAAGCATCTGTATGGTGATTTAAATATTCGTTTAGGTCACTGGTCTGGTAGTGCGTTTACCGAGAAGCTGACTATAGATGGATCTACAGGATCTATTGGAACTGAAAGCACTATCAATGCAGCTGGCACTATTACGAGCGATTCTATGGTGCAGGCAGATAAGGTTAGGCTTACACAGGCTGGAATGCAGAGTGCATCTTATCTTGGAACAAATTCCTCAGGAGATATTATAACTAAGACAGGCCCTGCTTACTCTAATAGTGTTAATTATGATGTTACTAACAATGATGGCAACGCTTTAGCGAATGCAGATCCTGTATACTTGGGCCGAAGTGAAACAGATGTAGTTAACTGGGCTTTGGCACAATCAAATGATGTAGATAAAGCATCGGTTGGTGTTATATCTAGCGTAGTATCTTACACGGAAAGCGTAGATGCTACAGGTAGAATTGATGCAGTCAGCCCAACAGCTTCTGCCTATCTAACTAAGACTTGCCAGATCTGTGATGGATCTGATGGCTCTAAGAAGTGTGTTACGTTTACTGCTGCTGGTTCAGCTGGTGGTAGCGGCACGGCTTGGAACTGGAACCTTGGTTCTATCACAGGCAACGCTACTTATGTGGATGCTTTAGATCTAGACGGTACAGCTAGTAGTAGTACAGCTAGAATAACAATTACAGTTCCTACTGCCGCTGGTGGTGCAGGGAGTGCTATTATTATTCAACTTTGTAATGACACTACTGGCAATACGTCAGCTGGTTCTGGAGTTATCGGTGTCGGTACATCAGGTGCTAGTGATGGCACAGTAGCTGAAGCTGTAGTTGATGCCTTCAATGGCGTAGACTCACATGGAAGAGTGAACTTCGGTAGTGGAACTAGCGCAAGTGGTATTGCAGGTCTTACAGCTACCTTGAGTGGCTCTGAAAAAGTAACATTAACTGCTTCCAATACGGGAACTGATGGTAATAGTATTACTGTTGCAGATGTTGCTGGTGCTATTGTCGGTGATGGATCAGGAAGCCAGACTGTCACCTTGGCAGGAGGCTATGTACCTGAAGCCAAGATCGCGGAAAGAATTAAAGATGGTATTCAGGCTGCTGTTACCGCTGGTGATCTCCGTGTGTCTGTTGCTTGGTCAAGTGGCAATGAGTTTGTAACTTTAGCTAACACAAGGGCAGATGGAACTACTACTAGATCTATAGGAGATACTGGAAATGTCGATATGGTCTTAACAGGATCTGATTCTGCTATCTTCACAACCACTGGAATGTCTGGTGGTGCAGATAAATGCGGAGATAATGATGGAACAGGAGGAACCTTCCCTTGTCAGGACTTTACTGTTACCTTCCAAGGTGCTGTATCTGGCTTTACAGGAAAGGTATGTAATTGTGCCAATGAGCATGGCACTTGTGGAGAAACTGGAACAGAAGCTGAATGTGATGAAGCGGGTGAGTTTACTTCTAACTTAAAGCCGGGTGATTGGTATTATGTTTCTGAAATTGGTAAGCTAAGGAACTGGAAGTGGCATACACTTGCATCCAGTAAAATAAATGATCCTATTGGATTAGCACTTACCAGTGATATCTTAATGGTTATGCCTTATAGAGCAAATAAAACTTAGGAGAACTAAATGGCTTACGGAAATAATAATGCAATAATCGAACCTTTGCCAAATCAAGGCACAGCATGCAACCAGTGCGGTCCTCTTGTATTGAACCCCAAAGGTATAGAACGTGGAGAAACTGGTACATCTTCTGTGTTTGTTGGTTTATTTAAAAATGATCCTGCAACAGACCAGATGTCAGGTGTAAACCCTAGTGCTTTATTTACAACTGGTGTTGGTAGACCAGAGTTTACTTTAACTATTCAGAATATGACAGATGATGATGATAGTTCCTATATTAAATCTCTTATGTCACCTACTTATACACAGTCAGAGTTGTTTAAGAACTCAGCTGGTACTATTTCTTTGCAGAATAGTGGGTCAATATTAACAGGGCTGACTGCCAATGGTAATGTAACAGCTACTGGTACTCTCAATCTTTCTTCTTCATCCGCAACTCATACAATTACAAAACATCTTTCGGTAGGTGAAAACTTAACCGTAGGTGGTGACCTTACGGTAGATGGTGGAATGACTATCTTTCAAGATAAAACGGTAAAGAATAATTTAACGGTTGAAGGAAATACCACCCTTAGTACCAATAGTAGCGCGATTACTGAGATATATGGCAACACAACCTTTAAAGATGAAAACTTAGTTAAGTTTGATAATGGTCTTTCAATTGTTGGAGGCACGCTTGAGATGAACGCACGCACTTTAAACAGTGCAGGAACTATTACCACAACCGGAACGGTAGCAGCAGGCGTGGGAGACTTTACAAATGCTCTCGTTGACACTCCTCCCTCCGTTGACAAGAGTGTTGTAAGAAGAGTAGATATTAATATAGGTACTTCTATAAGTAGCACATTCAACCAACCTAAGGTAGTTGTAGCAGGTGGTTATATTACAGGTATAACCGAAGGGACTAATGAAAACGCTACTTCACATGGCGGCTATCATGCAACCTCCACGCTTACCACAGACGCTCCTGCCACTGGATCATCCGCCGCAGGTGCTATCAGTGCAGAAATGGTAAAGGGTGTTAGAAGAGATGCTCCTGTTCTTAAGGGGCCTATCAAGATTACTGATAGCTCTAGTAACTACACTCACGCTGATGCTACACATGGCGATGGTACATATACTGGAGATTTATTTAAAATTATTGGATCAACAGAAGAGCCTGATGTAGATGGCCCGGCATACCAAGTTATATTTAGAAAGGCAACTACGTGACAGATCCTAATCAGCAGAACAGACTATGGTTTAGAGACACTAATGGTAAAATCTATGATGACACTACTGGAGAATATAAAGATGACACAGTAATGGATAAGATTTTTATACGTGACCCTGCTGATGACTACTATCATGAAGGTTTAGAGAAGACTGTTACTCCTGCCACAGAAATAACAAAGGTATGGATACGTGATGAAACAGGAGCTCTTCAAATAATGTACCCCACTACAATAGATCCCCAGAATACACTAATTCAAACTATAGTATGGGACCATTTTTGCCAGCTTGAACAGGGAGATCTAGATTTTGGAATATCAATCCATCCCTCCTTTGTTTCTTCATGGAATTATCTTCCTATTGAAAGCATCGGCTCTCCTGTTGGTAGTGATGAAGATAAAGTAGGAACTTCTATCTATCATTTCAGAAGTGGTGGAGTAAGGAACCCTGATTATGGGAATTATATATGGAATACAACAGCCACAAGTACCCCTCCTTTGCTAAGTAGGGAATGGGGGTATGTTGGTAGTGTTGTTAGGCGGATACCTAAGATAAATACTACAGCTTCTTGTCCAGTTGAGTGGGTTAGTTTGATGTATACTCGTCCAGCTCTTAGGAAATTCTACCAAGGGTGGAATGTAAACTCAGATACTTGGGCATGGACAAGAGAAGCCGGAAGTCATACGCTTGAAGAGTATCCAGTAGAGGATAACGTACCTTATCTTACAAATGTACCGGGGTTAGCTGTTGATTTAGAATATTATGAATACATTCCACAAGGAATTAAAGGAACAAGTGTTAGTAATCAATTCAGCTTAACAGGAAACCCTGTGGCTACCACTAAACCATGTGACTGTGGTGTGACAAGTAATTTAAATGCATTCGGTTGGCCTACGTCTAGTGAAAACACTCCTGATCTATCTACGTTTGGTGAGCTTCCGAGAAATACATCAAGCCCCGAAGAGTTTACATACCAAGATCTTGATACATCCCTCCCTTACATGCGTATTGATCAACGCAATGGCTCAGTTAACCCCCCAGATGCTAAGACAGGTCGTTGGGTTGTGATAGATCCAGCAAAAGAACCTTACGCTTCCCAGTGGCCCAACGCTACACACACTACTAGTACCCCCTGTAGTGGGTCTACTCATCAAAACTTGTGTAATCTATCTACAGCAAATACTGAAAAAGAGTATATTGTTGCGTTTGTCGCTAACTGGCAATCGGATGGTTCTACAAGATATGAATTTGATTATACTGTAGATAATATGGGTGCTGACTTCTACAGCACGACGGCAAGTGTTTCCCCTCGGTGGGATTCTTGGGACGGGGATGGGTATGTCTTTTTATTTATGCGTTTTACTTCTAGTACTTTCAATCACACTGATACTGATCACGGATATCCGAGACCCCCCGTAATGAGGGAGTTTTGGATACAGCCTAAAGCGTGGAAGTATGTCAATGGAACTGGTACAGCTTGGTCAAGTAATTATATTGGTATTGTATTGGAATCTTTACCTTCAATGTACACTGTCCCATGTAGTATGGATAGTAATACTAGTGACATTTTGAATATTCACCACGCTATGCAGACATTACCTAAGTATTATTACTGGAACATGCCAATACCTAAGTGTACTGGAGAGACCTATAGTAGTGATAAGACTACCGTATCAGGATCTTCAGGGGATCATGAACATTTTTATGGAACATACCCTGCATATGTGGATTGGACAGACAGTACAGGGCGGGTTGATCTCATGGGGTGCGGTAATTCATCCTTTGGTGGTTTTGATCCTGCTCCAAGTACGTGGGGATCTAACAATTGTAGCGATGAATCGTGCATTAACCATGTTTATAGTATAGATTTGCTCAAGTTTAATAAACATTTTGGATCTATGTCTGGTTTCCCTTATGGTATTGGACATGGGTACGGTAGAAAATACCTTAGTCCTCAGCCAGCTTGTGCATGCACCGCTAACAATAGTGGTTCTATATCTGGTTTCTCAGATTATCCTGAACTCAACTGCCCCTGCCCAGAAGCATATGAAGTTGGTGGATCTACCGGATATGAGTGCGGTGAAATATCAGCACAGCCAACAGGCGGTTACATGTTAGATAAAACAAATACAAATACTGTAGGTGACTGGACCGTAACAGATTGGTCTACGCTTGGCTGGAAGAAAGCTTGGTGTGGAGATCCTGATGATATATCATACCCCGGAGGTGGCGTGTGTGGTTGTTCTAGGGACAGAATAAGTGAATGTAATAGACCTGATCTTATAGATAATATGCCGGGATGCAACTCCCCAACTTGTTGGGATTGTTTATCTTTTATGAGTGGCTTTGGTAATGAGCAACTGGCATATTGTAATGAATTAGGTTGGGATCAGGGGTGTATAGATGCTTTGCTATTATATTGTAGCTATAACCCAATAACAAATACGTGTACTAATCCGTAATAGGGGGGGTTATGTCTGATAAATCAAAAGAAGCTGCATCTGTATTACAGTTATTGCAGATTATTGTATTAGCAATTGGTTTGGGAGGTATCTTTTTAAGAGCAGGCCAAGCTGAAACTAGAATAAATCACAATATTAGTGAGCTTACAGAGCTTAAAGTTATTGTCCAAGACCTGACTAAGACTCAGATCCAACTAGCTACTTCAGATGCTAGACATACGACAATGCTAGAAAGCTTAAAGAATAGGATGGACAAACTTGAGACACTTACTAGGAACAATTAGTTTGTTTGTTATGTTTGCAGTAGGGGGCTGTTTTACAAGCCCTCCTAAGGTGGTGTCTACTTCACCAATACCAATAGACTTGCCCACATCTCTAGAACAGGTACACGGTTTAGAAAATCTGTCTCTATTAAGTGCGATTGGGGGATTGTGTCTCGTTGCAGGCATGGCTTTATTAGTTATTTCAAAAGGAACTATGGGATGGAGACCCGTCATAGGCGGTATCATTCTAATAACAGTTAACTATCTTATTGCCCTATATGCCGATTGGTTATTTATTCCCGTCCTGATTGTAACAGGAGCTATAAGTTTAGCATGGGGATGGAAGACTGTCAAAGGTATTATCAAGGGAAAGAAAGATGGTTTATTTACAAGGAGAAAATAAATGGATGCGTTTTTAGGTTCGATCTGGTTTAGTATTATGGTTGGTTTAGTTGGATATATTATCGGCAGCGTTATGCCTGTCTCCAAGATTAAGGAGAAGTTAGGTGGCTAAGACCAAGGTAGATCAGTTGAATGAAATGCTTCTCGACGCTTTGATTACGGATCTTCAGGATCCTGATAGAAGAGGGCCGGGACTTTACACCGTTGTTCGCGGTGTTGTAAATGATAATAGGGAAATGATTGATCAGATCCCTCAAGAAACAATTGAAAGGGTGACTGAAGCTATGGCTGAAGCAGTCCCTTTTAAGTTTAAGGAAGCAACTTTATAATGGAAATACCCCAAGAAGTATTGCAAGATTTTCGTAATCATGTTTTCTTTGCTATGAAATACCTTGGATTGGGTGAACCAACTCCTATGCAGTATGAGATAGCAAGGCAATTACAAGAAGGACCCACTGATTTTATCATGGCAGCTGGCCGGGGTACAGGAAAATCTACACTTACTGCAATATTTGCTTCTTGGTTTTTGTTATGTAATCCTGACAAGACAGTCATGGTCCTCTCAGCTACTCAGCAGAAGGCTATTGAGTTTGTCTCTCAGACTAGGAAGATCCTGACAGTTGTTCCGTACTGTAAAGAGATGGCTCCGGGCGATCATACTAAGGATTCAGCCCTTGGATTCAACATTGAAACACGGACTACATTTACTCAGGATATGTCCTGCACCGCACGAGGCTCTACGAGCCAGCTGACGGGCCTCCACGCCGATCTTTGTATCTGTGATGACGTTGAGATCTCCACAAATACACAGACGGCAGAGGCCCGTGAGAGCCTCCTGCACAAGCTCACAGAACTAGAGTCTATTCGTAACAAAGGCTCACGAGTTCTGTTCTTAGGAACCCCTCATTCCAGTGAGTCAATCTATACTGTACTGAGAGAGGCGTACCCTATTGTAAAATACCCCGCTCTGATGCCAGACCCTACTATTCAGGGGCAAGCTCAAGATGTAGCTGATTGGATATGGGATCTTGGGCTACAGCCCGGTGATTCTACCCAACCAGAGCGGTTTGATGAAGAGATGTTGATGGACCGTAAGGCTAAGATTGGTCCCTCGGCCTTTGCTCTTCAATATATGCTGGATACTTCATTGGCTGACGCTGATAAGTATCCTTTAAAACTATCAGATCTCGTTGTCTTTGATGTAGATCTGGAAGAAGCTCCTGAAAAGGTTGTATGGCAGGGGCAGAATAGTAATAAGAAGCTCCCTAGTTGGGGACTAAGTGGTGATATGATCATGGAACCCATGTATGTTGCTACTGATTACCTCCCCTACACCCATAGGCACATGGTTGTAGACCCATCAGGCAGGGGTAAAGATGAAACTGCTGTCTGTGTTGCCTCCACGCTAGGAGGAATGATATATATCCATGAGCTTACGGGTTGGGAGGGAGGATACAATGATGCTGTCCTTAAGAAGATAGCAAAGTTGGCTAACGAATACAGTTTAAAACTAGTAAGAGTTGAATCTAACTTTGGTGATGGCTTGTTTGCAAAAGTTCTTGCCCCCATTTTATTAGATTACTGTGGCCCAATAGCTATTGAAGAGTTTAGGGTAGCTGGTTTTAAGGAAAAAAGAATGATAGAAACTTTAGAACCTGTCATGTCTCAGCATCGACTTTGCTGGGACAGAAGGGTAGCTAAGGATGAAAAGAATCAAATTCAATTAACTCGCCTTTGTGAAATTAGGGGTGCATTGAAACATGATGACCGGGTTGATGCGTTATCATCTGCGGTTGATTACTACAAAGATCATATGTCTTTGGATACTGACAAGGTTGTTGGAATTAATAAACAAAAATCTTGGGAAAAAATGGTAGACAAGTGGGCTAATGATTTCAGGGCAGGAGATTACGTACCACATAGTGGGGCGATTAGAGAAACTTCTCGCACAAATAAACCAAAACGTATAGGAGGACAGTGGGGATGGTAATAGATTTTAAGGAAATAGTAGGATGTATACTACTTGTAGGCCTTAGTGTAATTATTGGAGAGCTTATCCCTACTGATGATACAGTTTTATATGGGTTCTTTCCTATTGCCATGGGAGCAATGATGGGAATAAGTGCTTTAGCTCAAGGAATTGGCGGTAGTGCCAAGGCTGCCGCAGCTAATCAACAAGCCCAACAGCAACATACTGAACAACTCATTAATAAATCCTATGCGAATGGACGGGAGATTTTTCAAGCTGTTCATAGTGAAATGCAACAGGCAAAAAGAAATAGGGAAATTGCTGAATCAGCTCACCTTTTTAAAGCAGAATCAATGGCAGATCTTGGAAGACAGAATGCTTATCTGCAAAATGAACTAAGTAGTACATTAGGTAATAATCAAGCCGTTCTCTCCTCCTCACTAGCTGCACAGAATTCAGTTGGTGGTACTGCAAAGGTCGTACAAAAATCTTTATTATTAAAAGGGCTCAGTGGCGTAATGAATTTAGAAGAAAATGAACGCAAGGCTGCTAAGAATATTGACCGGCAGTTTAGTAATATGATGTCACAAAGAACTCAAGATGTATACATCCCGAATATTAACGGGGTTGGTCCTCCTCCTGTTCAGCAAGATACAACAATGCCCCTTATTAGCGGTGTCATTGGTGGTGTTGCATCAGGAATGGGTGGCTTTGCGAGCGGCACATCAGCCGGGTTAGGATAAATAAATGTTAAATGATATGTATAAATCTCTTAATGTAAACCCTGATTCTTCAGCGAATGTTGTTAAACAAGTTGGACCTGTTAAGAAGGTTAGTGGAGGAAATGTCACTGTTGATGTTACTCAAGAAGGACTAGTGGATGCAGCGACCCAACAATGGGATGAGTTATCAAGGATGGCTGCTGACTCAGCAGAAGGTATCAAAAATTATGGCCTAATCTCAGAAGGAATTGCTGAAGGAGAGGGGGATCAAAAGAAGGACATAGCTCTTTGGAATAAAGAACAAGAACATATCATGGCGGCTACAACTGCTGCTGAAGATGTTAGAAATAACCTCCCAGACTCCAACGGTAATAATTTATATGAAGTGCAGATAGGGCTTAATGAAAATGGTTCTCCGGTAATGGCTACATATGATTTAAACGATCCCCAAAAGAGAGAAGAAGCTGCTGGAATGGCTTACCAAAAGAGATTAGAAGGGATTGATATTGTTTCAACAAGGGGTCAGGCAGCGCATCAAGGGCATTTGAGAGTCCAAGCAGATCGAATGAGGGGACTTACAGCAGAATCAGCTGATAAGGATGTAGCTCGTATCGAAGAAATATATAATGAGTTTCTTTCATCTGAAGGAATAGATTATAACCCCAGTCTAGCCTATAACGCATGGCAGAATAACGCAGAAGTGCAGCAAATATCTACAAGAATAGGTATGCTCCCGACAGATCAATACTGGAGACAACAACAACAATTAGAAACATTACAATCAGGAATGAGATTTTCCCAAGTAAAGCACCAAAAAGAGGAAATGGTCAGGGATATTACTGCTCTTACTAATGGACAGGTAAAAGGGTTGCTGGATGAAATGGCTGACGTTGTGGTCGATCCTTCAATGGATCCTTCTCAAAAAGCTGGGTTTATCTTGTATGCTCTAAACGAACAAGGGCTACTGACACCAGAAGTTACCGCATCTATCGGTATTACAGGGGGTGGAGACGTAGCTTGGGGGGTAGCGTCTGGTTCTCCTACTGAATCTTTATTAACGGATCCTAACCACAACTCTTGGAAAAAGTTTTTAAATGTTGTTCTTAATTCTTCTATTGCATCAGATGTTGAACAGAGTGGCTTGAGTCCTGCGTTTGTGGAAACAGCTATTAGTAATGCAGTCAACCTAAGATCATCGGATATTAACGGGTATGTTTCTCAAAACATTAGTAATATTAAAGACGCTGTACAAAAAGACCGAGAAGTTAGGTTCAATCTTGCCCAACAAAGGGTAAGAGAGATTACTCAAGAGAAATATGACTCTTCTTCACAATCTAGATTAGGCAGCCAAATACAGATAATGGGTGAACAATCGTTTGGTGCGGCTGGTCTTTCTTCAGATGCATTTGCGGATGGCGCTACGGCAGCAGCGATTGATGTACTAAGTGCAGGATCTGCTGGACCTCATAGAAATGTTGAGTGGGTAACAGAAAACTTTATTCGGGGTCTTTTAGTAGATACACAAGACGGCATGTTTGATTCTCAAGAACAACTGATAGATAGAGCAAACAAGAGAAGGCTTGTTGCAGGTTCAAGATTGAATCAATTTTTGGAGGGAAGAGATGATGGTCAGGGATATTCTCTAGTAGATAGTGAAGGACGTATTAATGAGCAAGGTGCGAGGTTTCTGTGGAGGGAATATCAAAACCTTGCAGGAAAAATAAGAAACGATCCTGCATACCAAGCTAGAGTAATGACATGGTTTGAGGTTGCGATAAATCTAGCCCCCGGAGATGCTAATGCATTAGATCAAACTCGAGTTGTTGATACTATGGTTCACGCCATCTCTTTAATAACAGGAGATGAATACTCTGATGAGGAGACAGCAGTAATAGCTGCAAGACTAGGGGCTCTTGGAGAAGAAGATAGACTTGCTTTAGTTGAATTGATACCTGAGCTGACAGATAAAACATATAAACAATTTGAGTCAATCTTAACTCGTGTTGTTAAGACTGGACAAGCTGCACTTGGAGAAAGACAAGCTGCTTTAACCAAGGCAATTAGGGATACGGATGGTATATTGGAAGTTGACAAAAAGAGACATGGAAGACTTCTTGTTTCAACAGCCAGAAACGCTTTCTTAGTCGGAACAAACTCCGCAGAAGAAATGTCTTTAGTTAGGGAGTTAGATAAACATTTTAAGTATGCCCAAGCAACTGGAACAGCTCTTTCTTATATTGTTGGCGATGAATATTCAGCTAAATTGCTTGATCCTTTTGAAGCGGTTGCTAATCATATATCACATTTACATGGTGGCCTAGCAGATCCTGCTCTTGAACAAGATATAATGAGTATGTATCTCGGCTACAAAAATACTTTAGGAACATTTGCTTTGACGGCTTCTCATTTAAATTCAATGCCGGGCGTAAAACTTGATACAGCATCGTTGCCTGATAATGTAGAACCAATAGGAATGTTTTTGCAAAATCCATCTAAAGCATTTGTTGAGGCGGACACGGACGGTGATGGGAAGATGGAGCTTTCTATTTCCCCGGATTTTGCTTCATCTATTGCAGTAGAAGCTTCTAGAGTCTGGGCATGGTCTTCAGATCATAGACTAAGAGGAAACACAGAGTATGAATCTAACGTTCAATCATATTTAGGTCATATAGTAGATTATGTTCACTTACTAGGGGACACAACATTAGAACCTGACCAACGAATGAAAGTAGCAACATCTTTGCATGCAATTATGTATGCTCTTCAACCATTGGAATATACTGCTGATACTGATGCGCCTCCTATGAGAAGCTACTCATTGGTTGAAAGGGAGGGGAATGCTATTGTTAAATCAACGATAGAGATTCCTGAGGTAAAAATGGGTGACATAGCTAGAAATCTTTTAAGACTCTCTGATATGGATGATGATGCAACAACTGTTTCTTCAATTACAGGAATGATTGCTTCTTCAGATGATGTCTTTCAAGGCTTTGATCAAGATCCTGTTACAGCAGGAGAAGAGTTCCACTATAAGATCTTTAAGAATGGATCTAAAGTTTTAGGAACGATAATGTTATCTGGGATGACTATGGGACGAGATGGCTCAGATGCAACAAGGCGTATTGGGGCTTACGAAATAAAAGTAGATGGACAAGGTTTGGTTACAGATGAGCGAAATAAACCCGGTATACTAACTCGTTGGATCGCACAACACGGACACGAGATTAGTGATATAAGAACAGCTATGTTGGCTCGTTTTGCTCAAGAAAAAATGTATGGTGGAGAGACTAAAAACACAATTGATTATATGAAAGAAATGATTGACGTAGCTGTACGTAATGGTTTTGGTAATGACTTAGCTGTTAACCCTATGACTGGAAAACGAGAAACTTTATATGAATTAGCTGCACAGTTGGATCCAAATAGCGGAAGTTATGTTGAAAACAATTGGTACACTTATGCAAAACAACAAAGTAATAAGTGGTATGGAAAGTATGACCACTTAGATGGCCCCTCACACACCACTAGCCACGCCTTCGCAGGACTAGATGATGAAGAAAAAATTACATTTAGGTTGTCTGAGTTTGATGATGTCTTATTAAACCCCGGCGCTGACTTTACCGGAGATATAGGCTTGTCAATGGAATGGGGAGGAGATGATATTGATTTCTATGGGGGTGAAGGAGTACCTGTTGCTGGATACAGTAGCATTTTGATTGCCGCATCAAGAGCTGCTCATACCTATGCAAATGAAACTGCTAATGCGTATGGAGGACAGACTTTATCTGGTGCTCCGGGTTACTACCAAAATGCTGTATATCAACAGATTCCAGAAATGAATGAGATGTTTGAAGGGACTGGGGATCCAAATCTAAGAGTTGGAAGCCTTTCTGCCCATGTAGAACTTATGAAATTACATACTAATAGAAATTCGGTTGTTCCGGGCATGACTAGATACTCCCAGCCTATAACTGTGCCTATGCAATCCTCAGATGGCACTACAAGATTTAGAACACAACGTAATCTTAATCCAGAATATAGAGGAAAGTTATCTGCATTAGGTCACACATACTTAACACAAGAGAGCATTGATCTACAGGGAGAACGTTACCCATTATATGCTGGTGCTGAACTTCCTGCTATGTCATTCCTTCTTTCTGCTCCTTCTCATGATAATGAAATTGGTGGAACTAGGTGGGAAGTTGCCAAGCAAATGATAGAACAAAACACAGGCATGACAATGGCACAGTATGGTCAAGCAGGAGGAGATATAAAAAAACTACATAGCTGGGCAATGGATCCAGATATGGTAAATATGCAGTTCTTTGCTCTTATGGGAAAAGATGTCTTTGATACAGCGAATTCAAATATGTTTGGAGGAGCTGCTCCTCACATGGGACCAGTTACAGATAACTTGAGTAGCAATACTTCAGTTTTTCAAACAAGACAAACTAGATCTAAAGAAGGCGTAGGTGTTCCTATTATTGATACTAATGAAACAAATGCTCTTGGTCATGTTGCATTAAAAGCTGTAACAGTTGAAGGGGGAAATCCTGTAACTATTATGTATGTACCACCTGAGTTATTTGAGACTGGGACTTCTCCGGGCAATAAAAGGGTTGCACAAAGACTAAACCAATTATCTTATGATTATTTAACCTTTGATGAAACACATACTGGAAGACCTAGACGATTTATGGGCATGAGGAAAAATTGGTTAGGAATGCCCGTTGCTACTGTTCCTCCGGGGGAAGATCCGTTGCAGGGAGAAGATCAAGATATGGGACACCCTGCTCCGGTTTGGGATAACCCTGATGAGCCTTTCTTCAAAACAATTAATCAATACTGGAGACACAGATAAATGGGGTATATAAATAGAATTCTTCAAGAAGAAAGAGATGTCACAGAATTAGAAAGAATATATGCTAACGCGAGAAGTGAAGCATATCAGGGTGACTATACTACAAGTGCAGAAGCTTTAAATTCTCTTGGAGAAGATTTCGTAAACTATGGAACCTTTTTTATTTCTCCTGATCAGAACCAATCAGAAGGTCAAGCAATGTACAATGACTACCTTCAGGATATATCGAAGGCGGGATTGGCAATGGAAGATGCCCTAAAGGCAGGAGTCTTAGGGTCTGGATATGATTCTTATACTAAAGAACGTTTAAGAAACCAAGGGTATGAATATACTTCAATGATAGATGACAAGTCTGTTATGGGAGAGTTTGTCCTGCCGGGTGTAGAAAACTCAATGGGGTACTGGGATGCTAATTGGTGGGCTACATGGGCTGATAAGCATGGTGGATCTGGTATAGCTGGAGAAGAACTACCCACTCTTTATACTGTAGCAAGACAATACTCTACTGGAGCTGACACAACATACAAAGAATGGGCAGAGAAAACCCCCGGTGCTCAAATTTCTGAATATGATAGAGAAGCCGCAGAATATTATCAGAAAGATTCTAACAACTGGGAAAGATTTCTTCCATGGGATGGAGCTGCTTGGAGACACCCTGTTCTTGCAAACTTAATTGTAGTTGCTAATCCAAGCGACGATAAATATAACTGGACTTTCCCCGGTAACTTCTTTTCTTCCAGAAGACAAGAGGGTTGGGATGGTAAGAAAGCTTACGAAGTATTTGAAAAAACAAACCCCCATCTTTTAAAACTAGCCCATGCTATTGGTGTTTCTAGGGAGACTCTTGAAGCTAGCCCTAACCACTGGGAATTTAGGTATGCGATAAATAATGCTGTACAGATGTATACAGTAAGTGGAGTCTTAGACAGAACCAGTGCAAGGGGCAGTGGGTTTGGTAATGCTTCTAGGTTCGTTGGATCATTTGCTTGGAATACTCTAAATTCTGCTGACATGCCTGTTGAAATAGCAACTGCTATATTGACAGGGGGTACATCCCTCACTTATACAGCAGTCAAGGGGTCCGCTACTCTTGCTAAGATTGGGTACAAAACGAGTAAACGTGTTTCTAGATTAGAACGAATGTTTAATACGACCCGAAAAGTAATTGGTATAGGAGGCAGGAGTAGATATGGTAGAGTTGCCAGAAGAGCAGAGGTAGATAAGGCTGACGTTGATGTACTTACTAACTGGTCCTTAAAAACAAGGAAGCTCAGGAACTTGATGGCGAATATTCACTCTTGGATTCCTTCTAACATCCCTGATAAAATTATTATGGGAGGGTACAGAAAAGCTTTTGGTACTGAAATGGGGTTAGGAAAAGGATTTAAGAATTATAGCCAGTTCTGGCTGACGAGAAGAGGGTTAGATTTTGGGATTGGCACAATTGAAGGAGCAATGTATGGAGCTCTCAACCAGTATGATGGCAATGATGGCTGGGACTGGAGCCGATTCTGGAATGAAGTTATTACCGAAGGTGTTGGTCAGGTATTTGCTGGGCCTACTTTTAGAATGGTTTTGGGTAGAGGTGTGATGGCCCCTGCTCACAAGATAGGAAAATCAACTTTGAATAAGATTTATGAAAAAATGGATTTTAGTCCTGAGGTCAGGGCGGCAATAGATGCTGCATACAAACCTATCATGCCTAACTTTGATAGGATGACAGTAGAGCAACAGGAGTCTATATTGTCTAGTAGAATTATGTTAGGATTAGCTCATTCAGGTTATGGGAAAATAACAGGAACAGATGGTCCTATTCCCATGTATCTTCAAAATATGGTGGATGAAATTAGTGCAGCTACTGGAATTCCAATCGATGCACATTCAGCGATAGATTCAATATATACAAAGGCTACTGATTCCGAAGGGAATACAACCGAATTAACTGAATTAGAAATGTCATTAGCATTAATTCATGCTGTTATGAATCAGGTTGATAACCAAGGTCGGCAGGTTCTTCAGGTCAAAGACCCAGAGACCGGAGAAAATGTAGGGCAAATACAAAGTTTGTTAAGAACTGCAATCCTACACGGTTTGGTACACGAGAGAGCAACTAAAGGAGGGACTGTAGAATTAGAGGGAGCTGATTTAGTTGCTGCTCAAGTACAAGCATTAGAGGAACTAGCTGGGGTTGATCAGGTCGAGTTACAAAGTATTGTAGATAGCGCTTTAAAAGCAACTAAAACAGTAATGGAAAAGCTGGGGATAGACGCATCAGCAATTGTGACTACCGCAGGTAGAAGCGTATCATCTGTCCAACGATTGGATGCCCCAACTATAGAAATCTTAAGAAGGTTATATAAAGAAAATAAAAATATAGACTTGGGAGATGGTATTGCCCCAGAAGATATTGCAGCTATTCGGGAAGACACCTCCGATCCTGACACACCTACAGATGTAGATGAAGCAACGGGAACTGGAGAAACAACGGGAACAGAAGCCATAGATAGTGCAGCTTCTACACCTCCCCCTCCGGTAGATAATACTCAAACTGAATCTGCTAATGCAGGAGAAGGACAAGAAACCACTCCTTCCGAGCCAGCAGCAGTTGAAGGAGAAGATGGTTCTTCACTGCCCGATCAGAAACGAGTTGAAGCTGCCGTGGAACAAAATGCAAATATAGATACCTTACAAGAGCTTGGTCTTACAAAAGAACAACTAGCTGATGCACTTGAAACATATAATGAGAATAATTCTTGTTTTAGAGGAGTCAAATAAATGAGTTGTAGTTTAAATTTTCTAGATGATTTGAAACAGAAGTTTATAGATCAGGGTAATTCCGAAGCCGATGCAAACAATATGGTGGAGGCCCTGAAGATTGCTTCTTCTGATCCTAGATCTTTTAGGAAACATGTTGCAAGTGAGAAACTAAAGGAAACATGGACATCCGAAAATAAAGCCGATCTTCAAGGACTAATGAATAAGGTTCTTAAAAGCAAAGATGGCACTCTTCTTTTTGATTCATTAAATGAAGAAGAATCCCAAAGTCTTAAATATTTATTAACGAAAAAAATGGCTAAAGATAATGACCAAGCTCCAGTAGTGCGTCCTTCGAATGCTGATGTTAGGATACAAGCAGAACAAGAACTAGAAACAGAGATCGAAAGACTACAAGAAATTGGTGATGATCGTGGGGCCGCAAGAAACCAACAAGCTTTATCTCATCTACAGCAGATTAGGAAAAATAATTCTAGGTTAGGTAATCAATATGAAAGCATCAGCGAGAGCATTGACAGTAGAGATCGCCTTCGAGAACAGCTAGTTCTTCTAGATGTTTGGCTAAGAAATGTTGATGATGGTAATAAAAAAGCTGAAGCTCGTATAAAAGAAATGAATGAGCAGCTTAAAACAATCAAAGATGACAAGTATAATCAGGCCAAAGCAGATAAAAAGACTTATGAAAAACAGATAAAGAAGCTTAAATCTGAACTCAAGTCTATTAAGAATAAGAAATCTGAGCCAGCTAATAAAATTAAGCGGGAAATAAAAGAAAAAGAAGGTAAATTAAAAGAAGCAGTAGCTATAATTCAAAAGGCTGACAGGGAAGCTGGACCCCTCGAGAAAAAAATAAATAGGATTATAGAAGCAGCAAGAGAATTAAGCGATAAAAACCCTGAGGTTAAGAAGCTTAGAAAAGCCCATAGCGCTGCCGAAAAGAAATTAAAAGATGTTATGGCAGAATTAAATAAGGCAGGGTTTGCTTCTGATGGCTTCCTTCAATCTATTGTTCAAGGAATTAATACTGCTGTAACAGCTAGACAGTTAGCTGAAGATCTCCAAAGAGCTAGGCAAGATGAGGCTCTTCGGATTGAGTTAATAGATTCTTATTTTGATAAGAACCATAAAAATTATATCAAGCCTAAGGAAGAGAAAGAAACTACTCTTAGCAGGGATATCTTAAGTGAAATTCTTGGGCCGAGCTTTGTTGTATCTAGAACAGAATATGGACAGGTGCTAACTAGAGAAGAGATAGATGTTTTATTAAAAGAGTGGAGAAGCCTGAACTATAAGTATGCTGGAGAGCATGGCCTGTTAATTGCAGATCTTACTTTTGCAGATCAACAATCACTTGAAGCAATGCAGGAGCAATCTACTAATGAAGGTAAGTCGGTAGATGAAACAGATAATAATACTATTATTATTCCTATGTTAACACAAGCTCAAGCAATGGAAAAAAGCAATCCCGGTGTTATTCCAGATGCGAACGCTCAATTAACCCCTCAGGAATTAAAGCAGAGATTACTTAAGTTTGTTCGAAAGCTAGAAACTCTTCGCTCATCTGTTGGCTATGGTAAGTATGTTGGTCTACAACATGTAGAAGCAGTCTTAAATAATATGCCCGGTCTTGACGATGTAAGTGCTCAAATCTGGTTTGATGATGCTGTTCGAGTCTTAAATGAAGAAGGTATTGAGACCCTAACCCACACGGAGAGACAAGAAACTCTTAGGCATATTCTTAGATTAACTGGGATGACTGATGCAGAAATAAGTTCTTTGCCGGAAATGATTGATTATGGGAGATGGCTCCAAGATTTGGATGTCCATGATAAGGAAAACCCCATGCCCCTAAATCAAGTTGTTAGTTTTGATATTGAAACCCGAGGTAAAAACAACGAAGAAATTATTGGCTGGTCAATCAAAAGAATTGATGGTACAATAATTAATAGCAGAACTATTGGCGAAGCTATGACTAAAGAAGAAGCGCAGGAAATGCTTGCCCTGTTAAATGATCTCCAAAACGACGGTTATAAAGTTGTAACTTTTAACGGTAATAGTTTTGATATGAATACATTGGGCGCGCTTGCAGAAAATCAACAGATGGGCGTTAGAATTGCTTATCGAAGTCTTGATGTTATGCAGATCCTTAGGACTTTTAAATCCCAAATCCATACTGAGGATGATGCACAAAGTTTATATTTTAGTTTAAACAATGTATCTAGAGCCTTAGGAATGGGAGGAAAGTTTGGAACAGTCGGGCCGGAAGGATCTGTTCTCAGGAACTTAGGTAAGTGGTATTATTTAGTACACAAGAAAGCTACCACAGGCGAAGACGTAACATTTGCAGATATTGTAAAGAATGGTGAGACTATGGCAGAAGAGGATGCTCAATCTATTTTAGATGAAATAAATGGTATGAGTTCTGAAGAAGCTGCATCTTATCTCGACCAATATCTTGATGCAGATGCTATGCTTCCCGCTCAAATTCTCTATGGAAATGGAGCACAAGATGGCCTGTTTAATATGATGGGAAGAAATGTTAAAATTAAAAGCGCTAATAAGGGGGAAGCTACAGTGGAAATAGCAGCTCCTACACCCACTTGGGCCTTGACTTCAAATGTTACTGAAGCAAAGCAAGATAGGTGGCATGGGCTTGAATGGGCTAGGCACGTTGCTGATATTGGGGAAGTAATGACTTCCGCTTTCTCCTCTATTGATGATACAAGTATTGTATCTGTAGATTTAGATCTTGCGATCAGTAGAGTATATGACGCTGTTATTAGAGCTCAGCATCTTGATCCATCTCAAAGGTTATTAGCCGAACGAATGGTAGATTTAGCGAAAGAGACTCTTTCTAAAGAACAGCTACTTGAAAAAGAAAAGATTAATATTATCCAAGCAAACCGACAAGCTCTTGAGAATATACACAAGGAAGAGTTTGAAACTGGCGAAAATGCTGGTAGATATCCCATCGAATTTGTTGGGGCTAATAAGATAAGATATACTAGCGGTGCGATAGACGCACAGAAGGCGGAGTATACAGACTCAGTAGTGAATGGTTTCATTACGTTTATTGGTAAAAGAAAAGCAGTAGATCTTGATATCATTGCAAAGGATATTGGATTTAGAGAACGAGCTGTTAATGAGGGTGATAAAAAGTTTGCTGAACAAATTATTAATTACTTCATCACTCGATTCACACCTCATCAAAAGTTCCAGTTATCCGACTGGGGGGATGGAACTATTGACTATGCCCCTGCTAATTCTGTGGGTATTGCTATTGCACAGATTGTAACTACTCAGCCTGAGGGTGCTCGACTGCGTGACAATGCAAGGGATTGGATGGAAGGTGGAGCAGAAGAATTTTCTGAGTCGGCTAAGTCAGAAGATGAAGCTTACAAAAGAGAAACAACCTTCCACCCTCCTATCTTTGATGAAGTACATCAAGCTTTACCAAGATCTCTTGCTGAAGTTGAATGGGCTTATGATGATTGGAGATTGAGAAAAAGATTAGAACACATCTTAGATCCCAAACATATTACTACTAAGGAAGAAGCACTTGAAGTAATTCAAAGCTTAAGAGACAGAGAAGAAAATGAAAACGATGTTATTGGTGACACTAGAACACCAAGAATGGGATTAACGCCCAATGTATCAAACAGATTAATATGGAACAAATTACCTAGTCTGGAAGAGCATACGAACATGGTATTGGAATCCATGTTAGATATGCCCCAGATTCTTATGACTTGGGTTCATGATTCTGTTGCTCTTGGTGGTGATCATCAAATGTTCTTAGATCCCGATCTTGCTGAAACTTACTTTGAGGATAATGCTTTATCTCCCGGCTCTATGACTGGCTCGGCTCTTATTTCTGGATTAGGGATTCAGCTTGCTCATACTAGAGCCTATCCCGTAATTAGTATAGATACTGTTATCCAATCTTTGGAAAGAGGTATATCAGCATACGGAGATCATGGAACAGATGTATTTGCTAAGGGTAATTATTTTGATTACAAGTTCAATGGTCTTCACCACTTCCTTGCACTGATGTTGCAATACTCTCCTCAAGGAGCACAAAAATTAGATGAGTTCCTTGCTGAGTGGGAGCCAACAGCTTTCTTGTATAAAACATCTAAAGAAGCTCAGGATATTTATGATACGGCTGAAGAATTAATATTTGAATCTTTGACAAACCATATTAAGAATACACAAGAGGGACCAAAGAGATCAGAACTCCAAAAGCTTTTAAACTTTATGGAAAGTGATCCTTCTATTAGAGATGCCATGAAGAAGATTGTCATTCCTCGCCTTTACATGGGTGGTATAGATGCCATGAAATCTGGCCTGAAGGAAAAAGCAAGAGAAGAAGGATGGGACATTAATACAGATCTTCTGGCTGAACTTGCAATGGGACCGATTCAAGCTACTAAGCTTAGGGTGGTTGATAAGGCATTAGGAGGTCTTACTGATTCTGATAGGCGACAGCTTGCAGATGCTCTTGTAACAATGTATGGTGATATCTATGACCACGGTCGGTGGCATGAGCAGTACAAAGATTATGTAAAAGAAAACCATTCTCTGATGGAAGGCAAAGAATTTGCGTTAAGTGATCTTCAATTTGCAATTCAAAAGAGAATAGAATTTATGGTAGAAATCCTTACACCCAAAACTGCAAACGATGGTCTTAAACTAAGAGAGCGTAAGGGTAAAATGCTAACGCTTATTCAAGAAAGATTCCAAGGAAGAATACAAAAAGCTATTGATTTTGTGAATGAAAAGGGTGGTGTTATAAAAAACCAAGAAGATATGCGTCAGCTGCATGTTATTATTTCAGGTAGTGAGTCTGCTTGGAAGACGAGTGGAACCTTAGCGGCTATGAATGTAATGGGCCGAACTGGATACAGATTAAGATCAGGTGAAAAGATAAATGAAACCGATACACTTCTTGAAGCCCAAAGGCAAATCATTGGTAGACATTTAACAGAAGAAGATTTGTTAAACTACCCAAGCCATTTGGTTTACTTTGCAGTGGGTCAGGACAGTGCTGGTCAGAGATTATATTATCACTCCAACAACTGGGGAGTTCAGCCTCAGAATGTTCCGGCTGCTCAGGTTTATCGAGAGAATACTCATAAGGGTGAGGATGATAACCCCTATGGTATGTGGAAAATGGAACATAATAATCTTGCTAGCCTCTCAAAAGAGGATGCTGAAACTGAAGTAATGAAGTTAGTTGCTAGAGACTTGTCGGTTAGAATGGCAGGCTCTCATGCTCCTCAGTTTGGGGGCTATTCAACCAGACCACTTAAGGTTACAAAGGATAATGTTAAAACACCCGGAGATGAAACAAGAGAAGGGTTCTGGAGAGATCTTAAGAAAAGAAGCACTGAAGAAGATAATGCTTACGTTAGAGCACTAAATGAAGAAGCTAACTGGATATCAGCTGAAGAAAGAATGAAGGCAGGCGTTAGTATGGAAGGCGATGCAGCTTTAATTGATAAGCTTAAGCAGAGAAGAAAGACAACGGGCCTGCGAAGAAACGCAACCAGAAATGTTTTAGACCCCACTCGAACTTTAAATAGAGCACAGAATGAAATCTATGTCCCGTCACAAGATGCATCGGTTAAGGGACTTGGAGCATTTAGACCACAGTATGCTGACATCCCTTGGGCAGAAAGAGGGATCATGTCTATGGCAGAGGCTCGTTCAAACTTCAAAATAGATAGAGGGTATAACGGCAGAATACACAAAGACGCATTAAGCAAAACTCCTGAATCTATAGCAGATGTTATTCCTTCAAGTGCAAGAGGATGGCAAGGAAAATATCAAGGATCGGATGCTCCATATGTTCATGAAACACCTATTGATTTTATAGGTGAAGGTATTCTTGGAGCTGGTCGAAAGAGAATTGCTAGAAGAGCAGAAGGATTAAAGAATGTTCTTGAGAAGTTTGCTGTAGAGAAGGGCCTTCAACATTTTTCAGAAAAGAATGATTGGACTTCTTTATACGTTAGGTGGCAAGTTGATAAGAAAATCACGAGACCTTTCCTTAAAGAGATCAGTGCTCTTGAAACTTCTACTGGAGCAACAAGGGGATCTAGTAGGCAGCAAGCTTTATTAGCAAGGGCCAATATGCTTTCTTCTCTTACTGGACTGCACCAGTTCCATAGAGATGTGAGCCAGCAGAATATGACACTAATTGAATATGGACAAATGCTTGGATTCCATCCTGAGGATTTAAAGAAGAGTGCTGCAAATCCAGAAGAAGGGAACCAAGCGTTCTATTGGGCGGACTTCTTTAAGTTACTCGCCAACCGAGGTGTGACAAATCTTGCACCCCTTACAATAAATATAGATGCTAATTCATTGAGTCCTGTCAATCTTACAGCAGAAGGTAATATTCTAATGGGTGGGGAAATGACTGCCACCAGTAAACAAACTAGAATTATTACTTTAACTGTACAGCATAATGAAATGTCTCAGGTTCTCTTTACTCTCTTCTATGAACAGAGGGGAAGAGAAATCGCACAAGAATATCTTCAATCAAAAATGAGTGAAGCAGCTTATGGAAGGTTAAAGAAAGATGGAGCAGGTTTCCCAATGTTATCTGAAGTTCCAATGTCTTTCCAAACAGAGTTAATGCATAGGTTGATTGAGGACAAAGAACTTCTTTCTATTGCTATAGATAATATGGGGTTACATATTATTCTCGATTCTTACACTAATGAAGCATTGGCTAGTATTGGTCCTCATAATCTTGACCCTGATAAAACACTTAGGCCCGGCATGCTAACAGGTGGCCTTCATAATTTCGCTGTTAATGAAAACGCAGGGATGTATGGCATTACACCTGAGATTGCAAATTCTATGTTGTCTTCGTTAAGAAATACTGTAGTTAATAATACTGCGGAACTTGTATCTATTACTGGATCTCAGATGGGGCAAGTGGAAAGCCCATCTATGAGATTAAGAGATCAGGCTAAAAGAGATTTCTATGAATCACAGCGAGATGGATTCTCAGATGAAATGGATGCATTGTCTTATCTTCATATAACAAACAATGTTGATCCCCCAAAGTCTGTTAGGAATCCCAAGTTAAAGAATGAATACGGACAACCTGTTGTTGTTTATGATGCACCACATTACTTTGCTAAGAAAGACAAGACTACTGGATTGAATCCAGTTGAAGAAGGCTTTGCGGGATACATTAGATCGGCAGCCTTAAACGCTAGAGCTTTGGGATTAGAAACTGAAGGTAAATTACTTGCGCAAATTTTAAACCCAAAGTCTACTCTATTCCGTACAAAGTATTTACGAGAAGCTGTAGTCATTATTGTTGAAGCTTCTGGAAGTAAGATGGATTCCTTATTTAAGCTTGAAGCTTTCTTGCCCGGTAACTGGACAAGAGCTGACATTGAAGTTCTCTATAATGAAGCAACAAAAGTTAGAAAGGGATCCAAAATGTCTATTGTGGATGCTTATAGGATTGCAGCTTCAAGAACCATGGAAAGAAATACCTTCATCTCTCCCGCCAGAAGATACGTAGAATTGAACGGGGAGATAGATGAATTAAATATTTCAGCAGACTTTGCCGCTTATATTGGAGCAGATGTTAGCAATCCCGAAACATTACTGCAAGCAAGGGCTGCTGCTAGAATTGCAAACAATTCATTAAAGGAAGTATCTTCAGAAGTTGAAGCCTTTAGTGGAATGGATGATGATATTTCTCTTATGGAAATATCTGATCCCGAAGGCTTCTGGCATAAATACGGTAACGAGGGATCATCAATTACAGCCCAGATTTCAAGTATGGTTGGAGAAAATCTAATCACTCCCGAGACAGCTGCTTTCCTTAGGCAGATGATGGGTGTTGTTCTGTCCCATAATAATGATTTTGCAAATGGATTAAGTTTAATTCACGATCCTGAAATCTCTAGAGCAAGCATTGCTGAGAAGTATGGCGACAAATACAGTATCCGTATTAACCCAGACTTAATTAAAAGAATGCCTCAAGCTGAAATCATTAAAGTGTTTGCTCACGAGGTTGTGCATATTGCTAGAATGAAGTATATGGAGAGTGGGGATAGAGCTTGGAATTCTCTTGTTGGTGTTTACTCTACAGAAAATGGTAGAGAAACAATGAGAGGCTTAATTACTATCATGACTAACGGAGATAGTAATGCAGTCAATGATGCAATGGAATACTATACAGGTAACATTGATGAGTTCCTTGCTGAGTGGGGTGCGTATTACTTGATGGCAAAGACATTAGGTAATCATACTGTTGTTAACGAAGTTCAGAATCTTAGGAATACTGATACTACAGCAGAAGAAACTATGCAATGGTGGGACCGTGCGTTTAACTACATTAAGCGTGTCATGGGTAGCATTCACCAAAAGCTTTCAATTATGCAGCAGACTAACCCTGAAGTATACAAGGAGATGAGTACTATTGTTGATGGCTTGTTCAACTTCGATAATGCTCACGAATTAACCGGCAGACCTCTAGCCAAGAATCCTAACATGCGAATGGGAGTTGCAAAACATACTCGCATGGGGCCTGACTTTGGTAGACCTAGTGATGAAAATTCTAGGATTAATTCGTTGGCTGAAGTAATCTCAAGAGAAAAGAACTTACGTAATACAGGAGCAGAGAGTGATACCAACCATCCCCGACATGAGGAATGGTTAGCTGCTACTGAAACAATTAGAGCCGAAGGACTTCTTGATCATGATATCTTAGGTATTCCTCATAGTGAATACATATCAACACTACATGAAATGTGGGATGCTGATACTGGAGAATTTAAACAGCCAGAAAACGATAAGGAAGAAATGATAATGATATCATATCTCCTCAAGCAAGTTGCTAGACAAAGAGGAGAAAGAGTTGATTCTCCCGGTACGTTTGGACATCTTCTTCGAAAGGTGTTCCCTGAGTTTACTGAAACCGTACAAGATTTCTTATACAATAACAGTAACAGAACAGATAAGACTTGGAACAGTAAGGTAGCAATAATTGCAAACCTTGCTTGGCTTCTTGACAATACTAAAGCAACAACTGAAAATGCATTTCAGGCTGAAGGTAACGGTATCATCCATAATAAAAATTACATCGAACAATACTCAAGAAGAGTTACTGAAGCTTCTAATCTTATTCGAAGTACATATGATAAGTCAACAGCTATGGGTATTGAACAGACGGCATTCTCTTTGCTGATGGATCCTGAATATGTTCTTCCCACTACTCTTACTGAAGAACAAAAACAACATGCTACTATGCTGTCAGATATCTTTAGAGCTAACCATGGGCAATTACTTAACATGGCTAAGGACATGCTTCTTAGAAGAGAAGGAAGAGAAACACATTCCAGCAATCTTGCTCTTAGATTAAATAGAGATTTTCTTCTTAGACAAGAGGGAAGGCGTGAAGAATTCGTCACAGCACTTGCTAATAAGCAATCAAGAAAGTTGCAAGCTTCTCTAATCCCAGCAGGAACAATTGATTCTACTCTTGTTTACATGAGTGGTCTTGTTCCGCGAGTTATAACTAATCCAGATGGGAACAGTGTTCACCCTGAGTTTATTAATGAACTGGTAAAATACACCCGTGAAGATGCTCCGGGTGCTTTGAAAGCACAGTTAAAAATACTTGATAGACTGGCCTTGGAACAATTCCAGAAGAGCAATAAGGACTTGGATAGTGAATTATTAGCTAATGAATTTGATCCTGAGGGAGAGAACCATTATCACAATATGGCTATTTATTACCAAAGAGCGGTAGTCAAGTTACTTAAAGATACTACAAATAAAAAGATAACTTATAACGAGTTGTTTGATAAGGGTAGATTAAGTCAAGGTGAGCGAGGAGCTATCTTTAATTATCTCCAGAACAGAACAAATGTTGTTGAAGATGGTGGCGGTACTCTTGATGCGGTAGGTCGCGCTTCAGATCTAAAGTCTGGGCTTGGTGACATATTTAGATTAAGACAGGACATCTCTTCTGATATTGATGTCTGGGCTGGTGTCTCTCCAGATGCTGCCAGAATGAAGACAGCTTATCTTTTAGCACAGGTTGGTAACTCTACCTTCATTCCCTATGAGGATGGAACAGAATTAACTATTACTGATATCTTTGGTCCTGATCAATATGGCGATGAAAGAGAACATTCTATTGTTCAAGCTGGGTTTACTCGAGATCTTAGACAGATTATCCGAGGAACTCAACGTGGTCTAGGAGCTGCTGCCCACACAAGAAAGGTTATCAAAGAACTTACTGGCGTAAACATGGACTTCAAAAGAATAATTGGATCATTACGAAGATATCTAGATGAGTCCCCTTACGCTACTCATATTTCTGAATCCGTTGATTTTAATGGCTTAGATAAATCTACCGGCGACCAAAAAGCTTTCATTCAAAGAGGGCTCGCACATCTCGAAAGAGTATATGAAGTAGGGATGAACATTGGAAACAGAGTTGAAATTACAGATAGAGCCGCGTGGGATACACTAGCAAAGTTTGGTCCTGATATTTTGACATACGTCTGGGGTCCAAACCTTAATGCTGCTAACTTAATCTTTGAGGGCGGGTTGTCTGGATTAACTACAGCTATGTATGGTGGTAATCCTGTCCAACTTTACTCTGATATCCTTGGTAATACCTTCTCACTCATATGGAAACTACGAAAGGGAATGTCAAACTTAGAATTCACTGGGCAATTGAGAGCTTTGGGTGATGCTATGTTTGATACTGATTCAGCCTTACGTGACTTTATGGAAAACGATGTCTTTGAAAATGATCAATTCTTTGAGGAAGAAGGAATTCCTTTAAATGAAAGAGGCCGTAAGGCTTACTCCGGTTGGATTAAGGGATTAAGAACCTATAATAATATATCTGCTATGGCTGTTAAGATGGCAACTATGAAGCAGGGCCACCGTATTCTTATGAAGAATCAAGAAAAATTACGGGAAATGATAGAGTGGAATAATAATTATGACGGTCCTGATAATATGAACAAGTTCCATAAGATGAAGAAGGAACTTGGTTTAAGATTCAGGGGTGAGGTTGCACAGATGTTTATGGAATCTGGTCTACTTAAAGAAGATAGTGCAGATAAATTAGATTGGATTATGGCTAATGTTCCTATGGTTCGGGGGATGATAGATATGTCATCTCTTAGAGAACGTATTGAACAATCTCCTAATGCTACTATTACCCAAGGGAATTCTGAATTTGCACTTAAAGATCTTTGGGAGTTTGCAACATCTATTGAATTGTTTGCTGATAAGTATTCTCAGCTTTCTGTTGTGAAGTCAGATCCCCTTGATAAAGATGTGGATAGTAATGCTGCGTGGTATCTTAATGCTTTATACCGCCAGTTCCCTAACTTGTTTGTGGCCCAGCATATTCTCCGTAAGGGAGCAAGGCATGGTATGGGTCCGTATGCTATGACCCTTAGTGCAGGTGTTGTACTCGATCTTATTTACAACTTATTCCTTGCCGCCTTGTTTGGAATGATTGAGCCAAAGGATTTCTCACGCTGGGCAAAGGGAGACTTTGATACCTCTGATCTCCTCCTTATTGGTAGATCTATTGCTAGATTCCCCGGATTTGGTATCAGAGGTAATGCGGCTACTGAGGCAGCAATGGGATTGGGATATGGTATTGCTAAATATACTGGAGGCGACATGGATTTAGCTAGAGCAGGAACCTTAGCTATGCCCCTGCCAGTAGTTGCTGGAATTCGTTGGATAGAGAATATGTGGGCTGGTGTAAACAATCCCCTCAAATACGCATTAGCTGATTCTTCTGCGGATAAAGAATACTGGCAAGAGAAGACAATACGGGACTATGTGATGGCGGCAAAGAGTATGATACCCGGATTGAACGATAGTATTCTTACTTCGGTTATGAATAACGCATGGGGAGAACCCGTGAAACCCGGAAAGAAGCAGAGAACTGGAACTCCTTATCCTGTTAATGCGCCTACAATTAAGACCATAGAGGATGAACTTAATAATAATTCTGTAGAGGGATTATACAGAAGAGCATTTACGGAGATGAATCCTGAACTTCCCTCCATTATGCACCAGAGAGGGAGGAGGACAGCAGCGATGAAAGAAGCGGTTAGCAACTCCCTTCCTGCTATGGCCCCTCAGATCCCCTCTAAGGCATCTTCACCCCAACCCACCTTACCCCCCTCGGGAGATCCGAAAGCTCCTCAGACGCAGCCTCCGGCTCCCTCAGGGCAAGTTACAGGACGGAGTGAGGGAGATGCTGCAACCAATCCTATACAAGCCCCTGAAGGCTTGATCTAATAAGGAGATTAATTATGGCTAAGAAAAGAAAAAGTAAAGGTGCAATGAAGGGCTGCAATATCGGCAATGGTTGCAAAAGTAAATCGGGGGGGCTTACGGCTAAAGGTCGAAGAATGATCAATAAGAAAACTGGATCTAAGCTTAAGGCCCCTCAGCCCGGAGGAGGAGCTCGTAAGAAAAGTTATTGTGCCAGATCAGCAGGGCAGATGAAAAAGTTCCCCAAGGCTGCTAAGGATCCTAACAGCAGATTGCGGAAGGCACGTAGGAAATGGAAGTGCTAAAATCGACTATAGGGGTCGAGAATTTGGACGGGGGGAGTATAGCTTTGAAGTTGAAGCTATCCCCCAGTACCCCCCCTTCAAAGGAGATACATACCATGTATCCAAAGAAAAGACCTGAGAAAGGCAAGCTCATTGATATCTTCTCTCATAATCCTCTCGTAAAGGGAGGACAGGGAAGGTCTGCCCAGCAGACTAAGGAAGATACAATCAGTGGTGCTATTGTGTGGACTGTATTCATTGCAGTCTTCCTTGTGGTGCTGATCATCGCAGCTGCCTGATCTCACTGACAATCTCAACGATGCTCTCTCAATCGAGAGAGTATCTATTGGGATTCTCACTCTGAGAATTCTGTGCTTAAACTAGGGCTTGGCCCTAAGGAGTTTGACATGTCACAGTATGACGAACTGGCAGCCCGCCTTGCGGTGCTCGAAGCTCGTGATCGTATGCAGCGTGCCATCTTGTCGATGGTGACTGACCCTGCTACGTGGCAATCATTGCTTGACTTCCATGCTGAGTGGAAGGACGAGCTCCAAGCAATCGGTAAGGTTCTCAATGCTTTCTTCGATACGGAGAATGTACCTGAGCAGCTTATCGATACCATCGTTGATGGAGTCAAGGGACATGTAGCAGTACATGAGACTTGGCTAGAACATCATCGAGAGGCTGGTCACCTCAGTCACTGAACGTGACAGACAATCTCAACGACACCCTCTCTTAGGAGAGGTTGTCTATTGGGATTCTCATCCCACGGAGGAGAACGAAAGGACACAAGGACCACGCCTGCGGTGGGCAGGCCAGACAAACTATGCAAGGAAGCAAGCTTCACGCTGTAGCTCAACAGATCGTTCCAGTGCTACAGCGGAGCAATAGACAATAGCTGCGGTAGACAGTAGGCGTGTCACTGCCTGCCGCACATTCTCCTGAGACACGCGATAACTTTGGAAAGGAGGTTTGTCATGATGGCAGACCGCACCAAAGTAGTGAGTGCTTTGACAAAGCCCGTATCAACGATATGGGATTTCGTCCACACTCTTCACACCTTCTGCAACATCCCGTTGCAGGAGGCTGGCGATCTCATGTTCGCCTTGGCTCACGATGGAACCATCGAGCTGTTCAACGTAGCAGACGATGAATCCAGCAAGACCACCACATATGTAGTTAATACACATGTGGCAAGTCGAGCCTTTGGACTTGATGGGGAATGTCGCCTCATCAGGTGTGACGAGAACAAGCGTATCCCATCCCTCGGGGCGGGCGGGCGTCTTGGCTCTTTCCACTTGCCACCCATGTTGGCGAAGGCTATGGATCACAATGATTCCCAGCGGTTTATCATGCACACCGGGATGCTCGATATCTATCGACGCATCAAGGATGGCATGTCCCGCGAGGATGATTCCAAGAATGTGATCTGGACCCGTCGCCGCAACAGGATGGAACTGCTACTGGTTACGGAGTTCGAGACCCATGGTCCCGGCCCTTATCACCAGATCGGTACACCCGAGGCAGCATTCCGGCTCCATGTTCTGGCTTCCACTGCGGGCATTGCGTCCCATCAGGGAAGTGGTTGGCATCGTGCAGTGTGCGACTTCGCTCTTCGGTACGGAGCACCCAAGGGCAGTGACGAGTGGGATCACGGTATGTACATCCTTGAACAGGAGTACAACGTGAACACCAGCAACTACGCCAAGATTCTCGAGGCAGGTTGCAGCTTGGATCTGTTCCTTAATCCCGCCAAGTACGAGCACATGCTCGGCACCACTGACGGGGCCAAGTTGGCCGAAGCTGTTCGCGCTGCGTTCTGCATTCATGAACTGCTGACTGAAGGATCCACCTCTTACATCTTCGGTAAGGACCGCAACTCCTGTGGTCCCGCCGATATGTCCCGTATGATCGGCTGCCGCGATCTCGCTACAGCTACGAACATGATCTACTCGGGCAAGGAGGTGAACTTCGCAGCTGAAGTTCTCAAGTTTGTCGGCAAAAAGATTGCAGTGACTGACTCCATGTTGCCTTACGAGGATCTCATCCTCGATCCCAAGGCAACTGGCAAGCCCTGCCTTCAGCCCATCCAGTACACGGCCTCTGCGGCTAGTGCGTCCCGTGCTCTTGTCTTTCGCAAGGGCAAGGGGGATGATGTCCATTACTTGGACGCTGCTGACATGTACATTCCCGGCTCTCTGGATAAGGTTGCTGAATGCGACCTCAACCAGAAGTGGCTCCACGTTCACAAGGAGCTGGGTTGGGAGAAGAGCATTGCTCTTACCATTGAGACTGCAAGCTGCATCGAAGAGGCCTTCCACATGCTTTCCCACGGGAGGGCACGAACGGCTGGTCAGATCATGAAGAAGGCAGTTGAAGTATGCAATGAGAATAAGACGTACCTCACATGGCCGACCGTCATGGGAATTGATTTCGTCTATCGGCCCACTGAACTTGATTACAGTGTGCTCGAAAAGGATGACGATGGCAACATCGTCAAGGACGAACGCATCAAGATCTCAGGTCGAGTGAATGGCAGGAGGAAGCAGTACAAGCTGTACCCGACTGTCACTGAAGCTCGTAGCTCAGGAGCCTTGGCTGCTGTGCTGCGTGTGAAGGATGCGGAACAGAATGTCCTGTATAACTGCGAAGCCAGTGATGCAGGTATTCCCACCGCCAACACTCACGACAAGTTCGGCACAGCCCTTGGCTGCCTTGGTTTCGTGAACGAGGTGATCACCCGGAATGCAAAGACCGGGACCGATGCCAACTTCTTCAACGAGATCATTGACAGGTACGAACTGCCTTTCAACCACTTCACGCCACTGCGGCCTGAAGAGTTGGATGGCAAGCACATGCTGGACGGCACTCCGCCTCATCTGGCATGATTCACCTTGACGGGTGACTCTCCGGGGACGGGCAGGCTGGGAGAAATCTCAGTCTGTCTATTAGATGTCTAGTTGTTAGATATCTATTTATTAATCTCACTGGAGATAAAACAATGAACAATGGAAACAACGCAAGGTACTTCTACCTCGAGGAGGTGGAGTCACCTCACCGGAAGTTCTTCTTCACCTCATTCGGAGACCGGGTGGGTGTGAAGTTCGTGGACGCAATGCCCGAAGAGCTTCGTGAAGGTGCGAAGATATATGATCTTATTACCTTCCTGCCCATGTGTGAGCAGTCAGGGTACAAGGTCGTACAGAATCGCTGGACTTCCAAGCATATCCGTCTGACGAAGTTGGATGGGATCTGGAAGGCCAAGGTTGTGGCTGTTCACCCTCTGGCCGACAAGCCTCTTCACGCCACCTTTGGTGGTGAGACGATGCGAGATGCCCTCTCCAACTTCTGGCTTGGGTGGAACCAGAAGGTAGTGAATGAGTATGGACACCTCAATGTCCACACTCACATCATCTTCACCGAACCGAAGAAGTACCTCGAGTGCTGATGCACTGATTACAAGGCCCCTTGCAAAGTGCTTGGGGCCTTGATCTCTAGGCATCTCTACGTAACCCTAGATAACCCAAGTATCACGTAGCCCATCATAACACAGGATAGCCCTAGAGGTAGCCCTAAGTCGGCCCAGAGTAGCCCGAGGTAGCCCTAGAGGTAGCCCTACAGGCAGGTAGCCCCGTGGTATCCCCTAAGTAGCCCCCAAGTAGCGGGGTAAGGGGGTATCCATAGGCCTACCTGCTTTTTTCGTAGCCCAACCCAAGACGGAACGCTTCGCTGACCATCTCTTGCCTTCGGCACACGCGGAACACACTCCCAGTTGCTCCCGAATGCCAGCGGGGGTAAGCCCGTGGCATTCTGGGCAGTTTGTGAACATGTGTCACCGAGTAGGGATCTTTCGGGATCTTCTTGGTGACAGGTTGGAAGAGTCATCGTCCAGCCGTCCCCGTTGTGGGGAAGAAATGATGACGTACTCTTCGGAGGACTTGGAATCAATGGCGAAGACCACTGATACCAAGCAGTCCACCAGCCCCAATGGATTCACTCGAATCCGTGAGGCTAAGGTGTCCCTTGAGGCCCAATACGCTGAGCGTGTTGAGGCTTGGGATGACGCCACGGTAGACCACTGCCTCGATATGATCGATGAAGGACGCATGCGCGTTCCCTTCAAGGTCCGTATCGTGCGTGCGTCTGCTGTCAAGCGTGGACTCGCCACTAATAACGGTTAATCCGTTGTTGGGCCTCGCCTAGCGGGGTGGTGGTGTTTAGCACACCCGGCAGTAGCACTGGCTGTCGTTATGTCCTCAGTGCTTTTCTTTATGCTCTCTCCTTCGGGAGAGGGTGTAGAGAAAATGAGTTAGGTTGGAACCAACGGATCTCCCGTGAGCAGGTGCTTGCAGGGCTGCAACCCGGTGAAGGTGGCGACTGCCCCTCCATGGGAGATCCATTCCAACCGCAACGAGCAGCAGACGGGATGCAACTGCAATAACAACATCCCAATTCGGGTGCTGGAGTGTGATGATGTCCGCCATTGACCAGCATACTATGAAGAGGCGGGTCCGGCTAAAGAAGGCAGCCGTGAGGTGGATAGGGGACGAATCGCCAGCCTTTACTTATGGAGACCTGAAGCCAGATCGTATGCTGGAACAGGATAAAGATAGCGCCTCTGTCTTAGGCGGGAACTGCTGGGCATGGTGAGAGGATACTCTCTTTGGATACGGTACACGCCGGTTACATGTAGGTAGATAAACCGTGGCCCGTAGCACGAAGAAATCGGGGCGGTACGGACCTTTGCTGTGAAGACGTTACCAGTAAAACAGCATGTGCCTGAGTATGCACGTAAATAACTACTCCAATCTAATAGGGGGACCTAGGCATGCTCTACGATGTCCTGAGGTTGCTTGTGCTGGTTCAGGAGCCAAGATAAGTAACTTATGTCGTATCGGGTTCGAATCCCGGCCCCTCCTAACCTATGCCCTGCCGTGGCTTGGCTAAATTCTACGTGTCTTTGATAAGTAATTGGTCGTAGAAGATGAAAGTCAAAAGACTAGAGAGGTTCGACTCCTCTCGGGGCTTACCATATCACGATGAGTCGTGCGTTAGTATAGAGCGTGAGACTATACCCAATGCAGAACTGGATTAGCGGGGGTGTCAGAGGTCTGTTGAGGTTTGAGTGCTACCAAGAGTCAGAAAGCATTACACGATTTTAGGTCTTGAGTTCGACACAAAACGGCTCGGGCTTGTGAGCTAAGGATCGTATCCTTCCCTGACTGCGAAATAACGTGAGGTCGATGGGTGGTGTAAGCATGACAACACACACGAGTTTCTTATGTATTACAAGGAGAACATATGATAATTCCAAACATGTTCTTGATCGGTGCTAGGTTATATATTATACTAGAGCCCATCAGAATGACTCTTTGTTGAACCATATGGACAAGCCTAGACTGTAGTGATGGTGTGTAGTGGCTAGGATGAGGTCAGGGAGGCCAAGAGTAGCAATCTCCCCAGCATACAAGGAGGTGTCTATGACACAAGATAATTACGATAGATACTACAAGTATCTCAATCTGCTCTCTGCCTACGGTCGTGAGGGTGAAGTGAGCGATCTTGTCGAGCACTTCAATGTCTCTAAATATGAGGCATTCAGAATTATAATGAATTGGGCTGAGTCCCAGAAGGAGTCTGACTAATGGGTATGGATGTGTATGGTGCTAACGAAGGTACTTACTTTCGTGCTAATTGTTGGGGCTGGAGACCTATCGTTGAAGCCATCTGGGCAGCAGATAAGGGTGAACTCTTTAGTGAAGACCTGCTGTCTCGTATGGGATACAATGATGGTGCTGGCCCTACCTGTGAACATAGTTGTAGGCAGTTGGCTGACAAATTGGAACACTGGACCAATGAGAACGTAGAAGATACGTACTCTCCAGATGTGTTCCTTGAGGAAGATGGAACCAACTACTACGGAACAAGCAAAGGCCACCTTCTTGAGTTTGTCGCATTCCTTAGGGAATGTGGTGATGGATTTGAAGTGTGGTAACTTAGGTATACTATAGTTATATAGTTAATATAGTTATATAACTATAGTCTAATACCCAAGTATATAGACAAAGGTTAAAACTAAGGTATTACTATGACTGATGAAAAGGAAAGAGGCCCCCTCTCAGACATGAAGACTGAGCAACTGATGGTTGCTCGTGTTCTCTTCGATGCTCTAAAGGATGTACTCAAACAAGGAATAGATGGCGATGATTTCGACTCAGAGTTTCATGACAATCTTGAAAAAATCGAAGAAGAAATTTCAGAAATTGATGTCGAACTACTCACAAGAGATGACATCCCAGACCCAGATGATGGAGATGGATCAATACTGTGACGAGCCAAATGAATATGAACGAGATGAAAGTTACTCAAATTGGTATTCGTCTAGAGACTCTCTTGAATGAGGGTAAGATTCTAGACTATACCTCCGATGGATGGCTAAGGATTCATGATAAATGGGTTCCTTGGCAAATAGGATTCAAGCAATTAGGAGATAAAAATGATTGCAACTAATTTTGGTAACACCGTTACCTCAACTAATCACTCTGAAATTCTTGATCAAGCTGGTCTTGATTGGGATGTAGAGATGAGTAGTGGTATCGGTGGTACACTCTCAGATGGTACGCCCATCTACACTTCCAAGAAGTGTGCTGTAGTACGTAAGGATACCAACGATGTGCTTGGTATCGTGAGCCCTGACTATCAGGTAGTTCAGAATGAAGAGTTGGCATACATGGCATCGCAACTGCATGGTACTAATGTTAAAGTTAGTAGTGGTGGCGAACTTATGGGTGGCAGCCGAGTGTTCTTGTGCTTGGAACAACCATCGTTTAACGTTGGCAATGGAGTAGATGATGAGGTTAAGCCTTATCTTGTGCTTGCTAATGGTCACGATGGTAAGTTCTCATTGCATGGACTTGGCACTACTATCCGTGTCTGGTGTGACAACACACTGAATGCTGCTATGAAAGAGGGAAGGAAATCTAATAACCTTATCTCTATCAGACACAAGGGAAACATGTCCTCAAAGATTGAAGATCTTGTTACTGCCCTGCGTGTTGTTAATAAGCAGACTGAAGATCTGAAGGAAGCATCCAACGCTATGGCACGCTATCAGATGACTTCGAAGAGTGTGAATGATTATTGGGATGATGTCTATGCTAGGTTCATTGATACAATTCCTAATACTGTTCAAACAAAAGAAGAACTCAGGCAACATAACCGATGGGCTTCAGTTAAGATGAAGTTCTGGGATGTGTTTGATAAAGAAGCATCTGCACTAGGTTCAAACCTATGGACTGCATTCAATGCTATTACTAATCACATTGATCACAATACTGTGTATCGTGGTGACAATGGTAACAAGGCAAAGAATAAATTCTATGGGAACATCTATGGAAACGCGGCAAGTAAGAAGAAGCAGATTCTTCTGCATAGCCTTGACTCCATACGTTAACTCTAAACCAAGGGAGAGCAGGGATTTAATCGCGAGTAAGCGCCCTGCTCTCCCGCTCCCATTGGAGGATGATTATGTATTTAAAAGTAGAGACAACTGTAACACGAATCATTACATACTATTACAATGATGATGGACACCTGTCTGTTGTTGATTCTACTGATCCAATATCTAATCATACTATTCTGGAAATGAGACATGAAGAAACGATTACCAACACAATTCCCAAGCAACCCTCAAGTTTACTTGTTAGGATATAAGACTGAGTATTCTAGTTATGTGGATAGAATATTATCCCATCCAAGGCACACACATCTTGCTGTTCAAGTAGGAGATTGGTGCTATCATATCACAACTGATGCTACTCCTGATAACTCTAAGGCTTATTGGGTTAGTGAAGAAGTTAGTAATAGACTGTGGAAAAAACCACTCACAAAAATACTAGTAGGGACAACAGATAAGAAGTGGGAAGACATTGTAAACTTTAGTTTAAACTGGTCTTCGCCGTTGTATCTAACACTCATTACTTATTTTACCTTTAGATTATTTAGGTGGAAGAAGGATTGTGTTACTTACTCTAGAAAATATTTAGAGTATCTTGTAGGAATAAAGATTAAGCATCCGCATTCCGTAACCCCAGATGGTTTTATCAAGGAGATATTAAACTGTGGGTATAAAAACTCAATGGTATGAACTGACTCCCGAGGAGCAGTCACACCGTATCAATTTACAAAAGGTATTTGAAGAAGAACTTTTGACTAGTGGTGTCGAGCGTTACTGGAAAGATTGGGAACGATCAACAGATGAAGGGAAACCTGAACAGCTGTTGCTTGAAAGTTCCGTGATCCACCTTGCTCCATACTATCAGAAGTGGATTGATGTGGCGGTAAGCCATAGAAAATCTCCTCTTTGGTTACCTCCATTGTTATCTTTAGGTGCTGCTAAGATGGCTGATCTAACTATAAGATCTGTACTCAAAACATTTCTTACACGAGCCACTGTATCGAAGTTATCTATTGGCAATGGGATGCCGTTCAACGCTCCCACTGCGCAAGCAATATCTAAACAGATTGCTGATGATGCTATTGCTATCATCTCTTATCAACAAGCTAAAGATTTATTTAAAGAAGATTGGATGAGGCAGTCTAAGTTTATTAAAAACTGGACACCTAAAAGATGCAAAGCTTTTACTGATAAAGTGGCTACTATTAGTGAGTATACACACAAACAGAAGGAAGACTTTGGTCACAACATGTTACGTGTTGCACTTCAATCTGATATATTGACATCTAAAATTGTATTTACAGGAGCTAGACGTAAAGCATTGATGGTAAGCCTTGCTCCTAAGATTCTAGAAGAGCTGTCAAATAGGCATGCTCTACTTGAAACTGCTAGCATGGTGTATAGACCTATGATATCTCCACCTGTTCTTCATACTAAAGAAGAAGATGGTGGGTTCTTGTCCCCTTGGATAAGAAAGAAGATGATTAAAAGATACCATCCTATTGGATCTGATCCTAAAGAATGGAACTCTAAACCAAGTCAACTTGTGTTGGATGGTTTAAATGCTCAGATGGAAACTGAATGGACAGTTAACTCTAAGGTTCTTGATGTTATGGAAAAGTTTTTCTATAATGATTACCGAGAAGCTAATGTTCCTTCATATACATTCAAAGATCATGCATTCAATCGACCTTACCCTGAAGAAGGAACCAAGGTTGACCAAGCCAAGTGGATTCAAGAAGCCAATGAGTCTTGGGGTGAGTGGTATAAAGAAGAACAAACTCGTAGTCGTATGCTTGTTAGACTAAGATTAGCTAGGAAGATGGAAGACTTTGATTTCTTTTATATGCCATACACATTAGACTTTAGAGGTAGAGCTTACTCAGTATGTGAGTTACTCTCTTGTCAGGGTGTAGACTTTGACCGATCCTTGATTACATTTGCCACACCTATCAAACAAACTGAACGTGGTTTGTTCTGGCTTAAGGTACATGTAGCAAACTTGTTTGATCAAGATAAGGTTAGCTTCGAAGAAAGAGTTCAATGGGTTGATGATAACATGGATCTTCTTAAGGAAATGAATGATGATCCGCTTGGTAACAGAGGTTGGGTATCAGATGCAAAGAAAAAGAACAAGTCGTTTCAAAGACTGGCTTCTATCTTTGAGTTGTTCCGTACTGATGGCATGACTCAGTTACCTATCCAATTAGATGGCAAGAACAACGGTGTTCAACACTGGAGTGCTATCCGTAGAGATAGGAAGCTCGCTGTTCTTACTAATGTTATTCCAAGTGCGACGAATAACGATCTATATCAGTATGTTGCGGACAAGACCTATCATATTATGATTGAGAATGAAGACAACAGAGATTGGTATGATAAATTTACAACGTATTGGAACGATGGTCTTCCTCGTAGTGTACCTAAAAGAAGTACTATGTGTGATGCATATGGTCTTACCTTCTTTGGTATGCAGAAGTATGTTAAGGAAGAAGGACACGTTGATTGGGTTGATCGTGATGATCGAGGTGGTGCTATTGTAGAACTATCTAGAGCATTGCAAGAAGGACTAAGTACTACAATGCAAGAGCCTAACATAGGTAAACAATACTTGCGTAGTGTTGCTCGTATCTTAAATGATATGAACCTCCCTCTTGTATGGACTACACCTAGTGGGTTCACTGTTCAACATGTATACAATCAGGTCATTGAAAGAGTTAGTTATGCTGAGCTTTTCAATAGAACTTCAATAACTTTCGCAGCTTTAACCGAAGAGTTGGATAGCAAGGCACAGTTCTTAGCTATTAGTCCTAACTTTATTCATAGTATTGATGCTGCACATATGTTTTTAACTATACATAGGATGATTATGGAACACAATATAGATTCCTTTTCTTTTATTCATGATTCTTTTGGGACGTATGGTCCTAACATAGATGCCATGTCTAAAATTATTAGGGAAGAATTTATCAGAGTACATAGGGTTAATCCTTTGGAACAATTTAAGAAAGACATAGAGGAAAGATATGAGATCATACTCCCAGATGTCCCAGAAAACACAGACGACTTCAACATCGAAGATGTCATCGAGTCGGAATACATCTTTGGATAAGGCGTATTCATATAGAAAAGGAACTAAACCTCCTATCATTGAGCTTCATTGGGTTGATGCTCAGACAACAGGTGGTTCAGAATGGATGGAATCAGAAGAGACTAAAGCTGTTGCTAAGTCTAAGCTACCCTGTATGTACTCGGTTGGTTATCTGATTCATGAAGATGAAACTCAAGTTGCTATCGTTAGTATGCTTGGGCCTAGTGAATCCTCTCAAGTTCACAAGATCCCTCAGTCTATGATTATTATGAGGCGAACTCTTGATGGCTGAGGATAGGATTAAAAAGAAACATAATAGAAGTATCGATCCAGATGAGCGTGATGAACGCAGAAGGAGAAAAGATCGTGACAAACAACGGAAACAGAAAAGGCGAGACAAAACCCAAAGAGAAACTGAAGATGAATAAGTTCCAAGAGGAACACATCAAAGGTAATCTCAATGTTTATGCCCCTGTTGAAGCCTACTATCAGGAATGGGAACACATAACAGATAACAAAGGAGACTTTGTTACTGCTAGACCCAAGCCTGAGACACGCCGTCGTGCTGACATGCCATCATTGGCTGAGCAGTGGCGGAATGATTGGGCTAAGCGGAGGCAAAGAATGGAGAAAAGGAATGTCAAGAGTTCTAGTAATAGGTGACCTACACGCACCTGCCCATCACCCTAAGTACTACTCATTTGTTAAGTCAATTGAAAAAAAGTATGATTGTAATAGGGTGGTATTCATTGGTGATGTTATAGATCACAATGCTATTTCCTACCACAAGAAGAACCCAGATATGCCATCAGCTCTTGATGAATTCAAGCAAGCTATAGCTGTTGTTAAGAAGTACTACCGTGCCTTCCCTAAGGCCGACGTTACTATTGGCAATCATGACGAACGAGTTATGAAACTGGCTTCTGATTCTGGTATTCCGCCTATGTATCTTAAAGGATACAGTGAAGTGTATGGAACAGAAGGTTGGGACTGGTCTTATAAAGTAGAGATTGATGGTGTGTTGTATACACACGGTACAGGTTGGGGAAGCAAGACACCGGCACTAAATGCTGCGGGTATTGGTCTGCAATCTACTGTATGTGGACACCATCATTCAATCTCCGCAATTAATTGGATAAAAGGCCCAACAACCACGCTTTTTGGTATGTCTGTAGGTTGTGGTGTTGATAGACATCATCCTGCAATGGAGTATGGTAAGAGTTATCTTAAGAAGCCTATCCTATCTTGTGGTGTTGTTATAAATGGACACCCTTATCTCGAAATAATGAAAGGAATATAATGAGTGAAAAGCTAAAGGTAGAAACTGATCTACCAGATGCACCGGAGGGTCAACAGTACCCTAATTTAATTGCAACTAATGCTGTGCTGTCTTACTTGCGTGAGATCTTTATGGCATTAGACAATATGAGTTTTCAAATTCGGACCACTATGAATAGCATCATCAATACTGATGGCGCTAGCATGTCAATGGAGAATCCCAACGATGCGGATTCTTCTGGTGATCCTATTATGGCAGGCGTTGATAAGGAGAATGATAATGTCTGAATACGGAACGTCCTTTACTACGGCCCCGGCAGAAGTCCGGTGGTCACATCTTATGAAGCCGGATGATAAGTTCGGTAACCCACACCATAGCGTAACTGTCGTGGTAACGCCCGAGTTGCAAAAGCAGCTCGATAGTTCGCTCGCTAACCTTAGCGGTTCTAAGATTAATGGAATGAAGACTGACGATGAAGGTACTACCCTCATTCGCTTCAAGAATAATCTTATGGCCCGTGAAGGAATCACTAAGTTTCCTATCCTTGATTCAGAGGATAATGATACTACTACGATTCCTTTCGGCACCGACAAGGTACGTGTACGTGTAACCCCCGCTCTTCTTGATCGAGACAATTCTGTTTCGTTCTACATGGACAAGATCCAGTTGATTGAGCGTAATTGGGAGCCTTCTAACGGAGGTTCATCCAATGGTATGGGTAAGGTCGAAGGTGGTTTTGTTGCTCCTCTTGATGAGGCAACAACTGAAACTGCTGAAGCTCCCTTCTGATGATGGAGCTAACCTTCCCGGTTAGCCCTGTTGCTGCAAGTAGGCCCCGTGTTAGTAGGAGAGGATCCTATTACACGGGTGCTTACAAGCGGTATAGACATGAGGCTGCTGAAGTTATCCTTGAAGTTCTTGGACCTGACTTTGAACCGTTGGATGGTATGCTATCTGTTGACATCGAGTGTTATTGCACTCGTCCTAAGACTACCAAATTAGATGGACCCAAGTCTGATGTAGATAACATGGCAAAAGCAATCCTAGATTCTCTTAATGGGAAGCTATGGATTGATGACTCTCAAATAATTGAACTCCATATCACAAAACAATGGGCTTCAAAGGGAGAGCCGGGTTACTTTACACTTGGTCTATCACGTAAGTAAATATAGGGGAGAGCCTTCGGGTTCTCCCCTATTTTTTTTAAGGAACATAATAATGTTTAACGAGATTAAAGATATCGTATCACGATATTATCCACAGACTAATTACTGGCATGATTTGAAATCAGATTTTTCTGTTGCTGAATCTGTTATGGATGAAGCATTTGAACAGCACGTTGATGAACTTACTGATGATATCTGGTGTGATATTGAAACTATGGTTACTGATTGGATCGACCGCCATGGTGAGTACACAGCTGATCGTATGGCTGTTGATATTAAGCGTATGCTAGGTAAAGCTAATTCTTATTAAGGAAAGATATAATGATGACGATTGATTTTATGGACTTGCCTGATATATGGGGTGCAGACCCCGGCTCTCCTATGTGGGGCGTGCCTCCTGAGGATGACCCCTATTGGGAGGATCGATTCAAGGAAGGGCATGATGAGCAAGTGTATTGGCTAGAGCGTGAGTTAGAGCACTGGTTCACAGTTGCTAAGAGTTTCTACCATGCGTGTGGTGGCCCTGATTGCTGTCCCTTTAATGCTCGTAAACTTCTTGCTACATACACCCCGTTCTTTGAGGAGAAAACTTATGGACCCCTTGACTGAGCCTGATTGGAAGAATGTTGCAGATAACTTTTGGTATGCTGCATTCCATGGAGATACCGATCTCATGGATCACATGGTAGAGAAATACACTGATTGGTTTGATGAAAAGGATGAAGAAGATGTCGAATAAAGTATTTGAAATAAGAATCAATGTCACAAGTACAACGTGGGACAGTGCCTATGCTTATGTTGAAGCCGAGACTGAGGAAGAAGCAAAGGAAATGTTCGAAGAAAATCCCTA